TTAAATGAAACTAACAAAGAACGAAGCCGAAAACCTAATCGACGCATTAAAAGAATGGAATGATGTCGTTGGCCCAAAAGAATTAGAAGATAATGAAGTGGGCTTAAACGAAATGCGTTACCATAAACTCGCAAACAAAATCAAAAAAATGTTGGAGGACTAAAAAATGACCTTAAAAGAATACACAAAAAAAGTAAACACCTTACTCAAGGAAGAGTGTGACAGAATAAACAGCGACCCCGACACATTGTTTCGCGCAGTACATTACGACGTAACCGAATCGCACATGAAAATGTATTTTGATTGGGGGTATTCGCCAGAACAAGCAATTAAACACATTAACGACGAAGTAGAAGAAGAGGCTCGTTGGGAAGCTCGCGTATCGTAAAAAATTGGAGGACTAAATGACAAAAAAAGAAAAGAAACAAATAGAAGGCGTGCTAGCTTTCGCAATGATTGCAAACGGACGCGGTGCAGACCCGCGCGAAATGTTCGTGGCTCTTGCGAATGACATCCATAGAATAAAATGTGGAGAAGAAGCAACAGAAATGACTAAACTCTGGAAAACAAATTAATATGACTGTTCCTGAATTTTGTATTGCTCAGAATGATAAAACTAGATGCACCATGCTTTGGTCAGATAACAAATGGACAGAGCTTCCCGAAAGCGATTACGAAATAGCGGCTTTAATCGCAAAGCTATTGCGAACCTCTGCCGATCCTAATAAGGTCTTGGAAGATATTGTTAAACAAAACGACTGGGAGCCTTGAGGGCGCCGGGCAGCCCGGAAGAAAAAGTTATCGCTGGGACTGCGGATGTCCTACCCCCTGTGCTATACTGTACGCATGAAAATTAAGATTGAGGCAATCAAGCCCCTAGCAAGCCAGAGAACGAAGAATCGCATTCGAGAGAATGGGCCTTGGTTTACCCTAGAGCGTAAGCATACAGACAAAGAATTCGGTATTGGCAAGAAGGCCGCTGGATTTGGCGTACAGAGTTGGCTGCTGCGTGGTAATGATTGGCTTGGCTGGTTGCCTATTAATGAGTTTAGAATTACAGAGAAAAGTGCTTGACATTTGTTAAAGTAACTGCTATACTAGTTTTATGATGATTGAGAAAACGAACATAACATACATCCCATCCTTCGGTAACATTGCTGATTACGGGTGGTTGGAGATAGACGGAGAATGCGTGCGTGTGGTAGACATCCACAGTTGGGATGACTTTGGTCAGACGCAAGACACCTTTATCCTAGAGGATGGCAGAGAATACATCTCACAGGACGAGGGCGAAACATTCCAAGCGGCTGCATATTAGAGCTTGACATTTAACAAAGAATTTGCTATACTAAAAAAACCATGAGAAACATTATCGAAGTAGAGGACGGCAAGATGGTACACTCCAGCCGATTCGAGGTAGACCTACACATCATCACAAAGAACTTCTGGGAGTATTACTTGGAGAAGCCTGATTCTAATGGCATTGCCTTTGGCTATGTAATGGGTGACTTTAACGAATGGGGTAGCGTAGACGTTAACGAGCTTATGCCCTACATTATAAGCACTACCTATAATCTCGATGAGGTTATGCCACCAGCGGGATACCACTGGGAGGACGAATTACAAGACGTACAGCTTGACACGGTAAGCGTAGCCAGTGAGACCCACTCGCCGTTATCGTCGGGAAGCGAATACTCCACCACGGAGTAAGTACGTCTATCCTGCGGGGGGTTTGTCGTTTTCTCCCTCGCAGGATTAACTTTAATTGGAAGGATTAAAAAATGTATAAACTAGACAAAGACGAAGCGGCAAACCTACTTGACGCCCTAGAAGAATGGAATGATACCGTTGGCCCTAAAGAACTAGAAGATGATGAGGTGGGCTTAAATGAGATGCGTTACCATAAACTCGCAAACAATATCAAGAAAATGTTGGAGGATTAAATGACAATTAAACAAGAAGCAAGACTATTACTTAACAATGAGATTAAAGTAATTGATAGCCGTAGTGGATTCTATGGCCAAACTGGAATCGTCAAGCAGATTATGCATGATGGTCGCACATTAGATATTAAGTTATCCAATGGTAAGTTTGTGTTTCTTGATGTTACCTTTGTCAGTGAGATTAATGAGCGCACACACTACGCAAAGGGAGAGCCTGACCTTGGGCCTGTTGCCAATAGCGTGATACAAGACCACAAGTAAGGCCTACGGGCCGGGCAGCCCGGAAGAAAGCTCATTCTGTTGCCACGTTGAGTTAACGCCGAGTCTTACTCAGGGCAGGAGCCGAGACTAGTCCTCTCGGTAGTACCCGCCGAGCCAATACTCGGCGTCATACTCCATGAGTTGCTCCTCACGGTAACGGCGGTCTTTCCCGTCCTCACAGGCGACCAACCATTTACCGTTGCGGGGAGAGGCAACCACTTGCCCAACCCTCGCATCGGAGGTCTCGACTTCCATGCCTAATGCGATGGTAGTCATTTCTTCTGTCGTGTCTATTGTAGGCTATCGTATCCACACATAGCAGCACATAGACAGACGCAGAAGATTATTAAAGGTAGGATTTCCATATTAGTTTATTATAATTAGGGTTAATGTAATTGCGATAACAGCACCACAAAGGATAAAGAGACTATTAAATGCTTTTTCTATCTTAAAAGATTCCGATGGTGTTGGCTTAAACTGTTTGGCTATCATAGTGATAGACTGCTTGGCTTGTGGAGCTTGCACTTTCTTTTGCTCTTGCACCCAACGCCATGCACCCTTGAGCAGCCACTCGTTGCCGTCTACGCCACGATGCTTTGAGGTGGTGTGTCCGTCCCATATCCATTGACCATTTGCGCCTTGGGGAGTGTGCGGCATTGGCTCGGTATTGTTTATCGTTTCCATCTGCGGTATATTATGGACTAAAGAGGGTTAATTGTCAAGCACTAATTTAAGCATAGATTTAGGCATTGCCATCATATACACTGACCCCAAGGGTGACGTGTGCGCCACACGCACAAAGCCATTGACGGGCCTTCTAGGGTGTAGGTCTTTGATTACCACAGCCCGCCAGTTGGGGTTGTCTCGGTGCTTAACTAGGTCGTTTTCTCTCATGTTCTGGATACAGTATACCACACAATTGCCCACCTGTCAAGCCCTCAGGTAAGGTTGCCGGGCAGCCCGGCAAGTAACGATTAACCCTTGACAAACGAGCGATCTTGTGGCATACTATATATAGAAAGTGAGAGACAAACAGATGACAAACCTACCACCACTACCAGAAGTCACTTGGGAAGTAACCTTTGAGAACGACAGCACCGTGTTTATTGCCGCACGGGATAAGGCACACGCTCGCCGTATCATCGAGAACAACGGCCTATGGCGCAGGACGCCAGAGTGCGAGCCAGTAAAGCACACCATAAAAAAGATTGAGTTAGCAACTCGGTAGGACTACGGATGTCCCACCTCCTGTGATAGACTATAAGCATATTATGAGAAACGACAAAGCAACCTACACACTCTGGAACGGCAGTCAAATGATTGCCACCTACCCACACACCCGCGAGGGTTACGACGCAGCCTTCGCCCGTGCCTTCGACCTCGGCGCTGGTGCTGCTATCTACTCAAGCCGTGATGACCTTGTGTGGTCAGCTAGCGACGACGAAAAAGAGTCGGTTACCGATGACTTTGCTGAGATGGACGCCATTTATGACGAGTCCGGCGATTACGACATAAACGAATTATTTTATAACTAGTTTTTTTGTTAGACCTCAACCCCTAGAGCTATTATTATGGAATTATTACCTTTGTTTATCGTGTTTGTTTGTCTCAGTACGATTGCGCTGATCACGGAGTAGGGAACGACCCCCCATTCCCCACCCCATTGCAAAAAAATGAGGTAAATCACGCTGGGGAAAAGGGGGGGGGAGGTATATATCATTCTCCCCGAGCAAATAAATAACCATAATTATAAATTAATATAAAGTGATATACCAACATAAAATACAAAGCTTAACGAGAGTAGAATTGGGCGTGCTGCTATATATATGTAATGAGTTATTTACGACTAACGTGGAGATCGACGAGCATACAATAACAGCATATAAAGAAAAAGCCCTTGAAGCGAAGCTTCGCGCAGCGAAAGAAAGAGTTAAACCTGAATATCTTGAATTCTATAGGATAATATGCAACAAATTAGACATTGACGTATAAGCAAGAAACTGTTAGACTTACAAGATGAAGAAAATCATTGCTTGTTTATTGCTGTGTTCGTTTCAGTTACCCGCCGATCAGGCGCTTACAGAAGAAGAAAGAATCGTTGCTTTAACTTTACTCGGAGAGGCCCGTGGTGAAAAAGAAATCGGCATGTTTGCCGTGGGGTGTGTTATCCAGAAAAGAGTCTTAGAACGCAACCTGACGCCAAAGCAGGTATGTCTAGAACGCAAGCAGTTCGATGTTTGGACGGGCAAAAAAGAAAGAGACTTAATGTATCTATGGAAGGCCGACCCAAAGATGGTTGCGTATGCAAGAAGGCTGGCTAGGTACATCTGTAGTAAAACACATAGATTAGCTGACGCCACAAACGGGGCTAACCATTTTTGTCATGTTAATTCTTATCCTTATTGGATAAAAGGAAAAAAACCAACTAAAATAATTGGAAGGCATAAATTTTTTAAGCTTTAATCATGAGTGTAAGGAATAAATTTTACGAGGTGCAAGAACAGTGGAACAATTTGCACTGGAATTCATTAAGATTCTTTAGGAAAGAAGCTGACGCCAAAGAATACGTGTCTGTATACGAGTCTAGAGGTCATAGATACCCCGCTAGAGTAGTAGAACATGAATTTAGCAACATAAAAGACTTTAAGAGCGAGTAATTTTTAAAACGCTGACAACTTTGGTGCTAGAAAAGAAATTTTTGATATATTCTTTTGAGTGAGTCGGATACGTTACCCAATGCCACTCCTTAAACGGATTACTACCTTTGATAAGCACTATTGCTACATCACCCTCCTTTAGAGAATCAAAGCTAACCTCTTCTAAGTTATAACCTCTTTTGTTTAAATATTTTTTTAACTCGCAAGGAAAAGTAATCTCTAATGCTCTGTAATTAAATGACGCTAATAATAACCTACTACCATTGCCTGTTGATTGAATGTTTTTACTAATAGATTCGCGGCTGACTAATTTTTTCTCTATTTGTAGAATTGCGTCTTGAATAGAGTCAGGACCACACGAGTGGTAATGACGGATGTAGAATCCTTCTTCTTTTTTGAATTTTTCTTTGTGGAATATCCCACAACTTGAATTTAAGAATATAAAACAAATAGCCAGCACCCAAGCTAACCATTTCGTAGGTTTAGGTTTCATTATTGGAAATTACACTTATTTGTGTGTAATATGTTTTAACATGCCTAGAGAAAAAGGAACCCGCAACGGGAAGTTGAAAATTCGGGGAGGCAAAGAAGTAGTAGAAGAGGTGACAGATTATTCACCAAAAAGATATATTGCTCCCAATCCCATCAAAACTCAAATCAAATTAAACCAATTACCTTGGACAGAAAAACAAAAAGAATTTTTTAAGATAGCATTACACCCTTCCACTAAAGTAGTGTTTGTTAACGGCCCAGCAGGAACATCGAAAACCTTACTGTCTGTTTACTGCGCGTTACAGATGCTCAACATGAAAACAATCAACAACATTCTTTACTTGCGGTCAGCAGTAGAGAGCAGCGCAAACTCACTAGGCTTTTTGCCGGGTAGCGCAGAAGAGAAACTTAAGTTTTATAATTTACCATTTTTGGATAAATTAGATGAACTTTTGACTACAGTCAAGCCTGAGAAGCTTGTTGAGCAGGATAGAGTTTCTATGTTCCCTGTTAATTTTGCTAGAGGTATGAATTGGCAAGCGAAAGCTGTCATTCTAGACGAAGCGCAAAATAGTACGGCTAAAGAAATCATTACTGTTCTTACCCGCTTGGGTGAGGGGAGTAAGGCATTCGTTTTGTCGGACCCAATGCAAACAGACCTAAAAAATCCAAATCATATCGGAGGGTGTCAATCTCTTATTAGCTCTATGTTTTCTGACGATGAATACTTAGATCATGGAGTGTATTATTTCGAATTTGACGAAGAGGATATCATGCGCTCGGAACTTGTAAAGTTCCTAGTCAGGAAGTTTCGAGATATCGAATAATTATCTTTAATTATTTTTAATTATAAACAAAAAATACGAACAGTGTTAAGCTGTTCGTTCCCTACTGGTTCTTATCTTTATCTTCCCTTTTCCAGCCTTCCCTAGAGAGACATCTGGCGACAGTATTCCCGAATTTGGTTATAGTCTCTTCGGACTTATCCCAAAAGAAGGCGTGGGCAATTTCATGTACTATTGTATTTAAGACCTCTTTATCCGATTGGTCTGGATTGATAAAAATCTTAGGTGTATCTTCTGAGGGATCGTAACATATCCCTTCAGCCTTATAGCATTTGTGAGGTTTTTTAAGCAAAAGCTCGTATCTAACCCGTTTATCGGTCCTAAACACGAAAGGCTTACTATTTTTCATGTGTATCTATAATTACATTAAATTTTGACAACCTTTTACAAAAAATTATAATAATTATGAAAATGTATTGCTCTGAATGTGGAACACCACATGAATATGTAGGAAAAAAGCCCAATTTTTGCACAAATTGCGGATTCTCTTTCGCTGGGATGGAAAAGCCAAGCACGGCTAGAGTAGAAGAGGTAGAAGAGGACCAAGATAATATTGAAGAAATTCCAAATATTAGCGGTCTCGAAGTTGAGATAGAGCCCTATCAGAATAACTCTATAAAATTAGGTGAAGCTGTAGATTATAACCAAACTCAAGCCTCACAGCCCACGGCGCGAAACAAAGGTAAAAGGTTAACTAAGAAAGCTGAAAAGGAATTTCTAAATAATTGGCAAAAGGAGGCGGGTACATCCCGAAAGCGAAATGAATAGTAATGCCAAGAAAAAAGAAGCTCAAATTCGAAGAGTGTATCGACAGTATTGACCACGAAATAAGCAAAAGAAGAAACAAATGGAATCTAACAGCTTTGGCTTGGATGGATTTCGATGATGTGGCTCAAATCTTAAGAATACACATTCATAAAAAATGGCACTTGTACGAACAGGGCAAGCCGTTAGCGCCCTGGGTTAATAGGATCATATCCAATCAAATTAAAAACCTAATAAGAAACAACTATGGTAATTTTACTAGACCCTGTTTAAGATGTGCCGCAGCAGAAGGAGACACCCTTTGTTCTATATACGAAAAACAATGCAATACTTGCCCTTTATACGCTCAGTGGGAAAAAACCAAGAAAAGAGCCCATGATGCCAAGCTTCCCCTATCCTTAGAAAATCACACCAAAGAAATCCACTCTATACCCTCCGATCACTGCGATATAGAAGAGGCCGCTGGAAAATTGCATAAAAAAATGAAAAAAATATTAAAACCTAATGAGTGGTTGGTTTATAATTACTTGTACATCGAAAACCTGAAAGAAGAAGATGTAGCTAAAAAGATGGGCTATAAAACCTCAGAAAAAAATAGGCAACCGGGGTACAAACAAATCAAGAACATTAAGAAGAACATTGTATCCAAAGTAAAAAACTTGCTTAAAAACGACGAAATTGATATATTTTAATTATGGATGAATTATCTCTAGAGCAAAGGCACATGAATGCCTTGCAACTCTGGCAGGAGAGAGGAGAAGAAAATCCCCCTTCCCTAGCGGAGCTTATTGCCGTAGCCTACCCCGACAGAGACAACATCGACGGCAGAACAAAAGAAGCAAGAGAACTCAAGGCGTATCTGGCCGAGCATGGCGTGTCAGCAGATGGAGCTCATGTTTACCACGCTAAAGTTATAGAGCTTTCTGACTCGGATAAAGAATTTATACAAAACAACGCATCTTTAATGAGTTCTGTACACCTAGGCCAAACTTTATACCAAGACAACACCTTAACAAACCTACATGCAGAAGTTAGAGCTATTAACGAATACATAAAGACTTTAGATGTTAGTGTGACCGTGGCTCAGGATACTGGCGACATACCCGACACAAACGAATACGTACCCCCAAAATCATTTGACAAAACTGTGCTCCGGGCCAACCAATACATATCACCCAAAATTGAAAAGAAAAAAATAAGCCCCAAAATTAGAAGAGGTATAGAAGCCTTGATGGGTTATCTTAATACTTATAGATTTGTGCATCAAGTACAAACTTATACCACCACTACAGACAGAACTTTATTTGAGAGTTCTTTTATTCGATACACATATGACAAAGCTGATTTAACACAAGAAGAAGTTGATCAGTATATTGTTTTAGCCACGGAGGTTGTTATCGGCTCCACCATTCAAGCTAGGTCGGAGAGACTGCAACAGCTATTGGACGTATCAGCAGAAGATACAGAGGGCCGTAGAGTTGCGATGGGGCTAGTTAACGCTATCAGCGCAGCGCAGACGGAGTATAACCAATGCGTTGGCCGACAGCACAAACTGCTTAGTGATCTAAAAGAAAAGAGATCAGACAAACTCAAGAACCAAATCAAAGCAAACGCTAGTATTATTAATCTAGTAGAAATGTGGAAAGAAGAGGAGTCTAGGAAAAAACTAATTAAACTGGCAGAACTTAGAAAGAAAGCGGTTAAGGATGAGATTCAAAAGCTCTCCTCAATGGATGAGGTCAAGGCTAGGATAATGGGCCTGGGGGAAGACGAGGTGCTGAATGGTTAAATGCGCCGTATGTGGAAAAGAGTTTGAAACCGATAGGCAACTCCACGCCCATCTAAAAGCTCACAAGCTAAGGGTTGCCGAATATTACCAAACCTATTATGCCCGTTATGATAAACATGATGGGTCTATAATCAAATTTAAAAACAAAGACCAATATTTAAGTTCTGATTTTAATTCACGAATCACCCTTAAAAAATGGCTTAAAGAAGCAACCGAACAAGATGCCAAACAATACTGCACAGAGCTTTTAGCTAATCGTAAAGAAAAGAAAGATTTAACATATGCACCTACTCAGGTAGAACTTAGAACTATATTAAGTCCCCCAGTACATTACTATAACGATCTATTTGGTAGCTACTATGAACTGTGTCAGTCATTAGGTTATAAGAATAGATTCCATAACCCTACAAAAATTATATATGGAAAAATTGATGATGATCCAAATCATAAAATATACATAGACACCAGAGAAAAACTGCCCCTTAAATTCAAGGGACTAGAAACAGAGGTTAAAACTTTAAAGTTTGGAGACTATGCTTTAAACAATAAAGAGATGACTTGTAATTGCTATATAGAAAGAAAAGGTATAGGAGATTTCATAGGCACTCTTAGTGGTGGTTATGACAGATTCACGCGAGAGATTGAAAGGGCTGCGGAAGCCGAGGCCCAACTGATCGTGCTTGTAGAAGAAAGCCTCAGCAATTGCATGGGATTCAATTACCTTCCTCATGTATACAAAAAAACTAAAGTGACTCCAGATTATATATTCCACAATGTTAGGAAGTTGATTCAAACTTATCCACATATACAATTTTTATTTGTCAAGGGCCGGGTCGAAGCCTCAGAAACAATAAAGAAAATATTTGCATGCGACTGCGCCTATAAAAAAATTGATTTACAATTAGCCTACGACACTAAAACGCTATAATGTGGTACTGTCCCCAAAAATACGACAAAGAGTTCCCCAACCTGAACAAAGAGTTCCTAGGGATAAAGGGGGAGCTTCATGATAAAGAGGCTAAAATATCTTTGGCTAGATTTTTAAGAGCCAACCTAGGGTTTACTACTGAACTTATTTCTGGACTAAAGCTTGCTCCATTTCAAGAGATAACTTTAAAAGGCATGCTTAATAGAAATTTTTCTATGTGTGTGTGGGGTCGTGGTTGTGGTAAAACCTTTATCGCTTCTGTTTTCTGTTTCCTACAGTGCTTGTTTGAACCTGGAACTAAAATACTCATTGCTGGCCCGACCTTTCGTACTGCGCGGTTTATTTTTAACCATCTAGAGAAATTAGTGGAATCTAAAGAGGCCGAGTTATTAGCTCAATGCTTTGGGGCCAAAGCCAAGCGCAACGATCAATTTGAATGGTTAATTAACGGAGGCTCTATTACCGCTATCCCTCTTAATGGAGAAAAGATTCGTGGTTTCCGTGCCAACGTATTGGTGCTTGATGAGTACCTGCTTTTGCCTGAAGATATTATCACAACAGTATTGATGCCCTTCTTGGTTGCCCCTCAAAACATGAAAGAGCGCTTGCAGATAAGGGAGATGGAAGACAAGCTTATACAAGACGGCCACTTAAAGGAGGAGGACAGATTTGTTTTCGAAAATACCTCCAAAATGATCGCGCTGTCTTCAGCTAGCTACACCTTTGAAAATCTTTACCGTCAATACAAAGAGTGGATGGAAAAAATTTACAGCAAAGACGACGGTGACGCTACTTACTTTATTTCTCAAATGGGATACGAATCTTTACCTACGGAAATGATCGACCCAACTATTATTGAGGAGGCCCAAAGCGGTGGGCAAAGTCATTCTAGTTTTCAGCGTGAGTATTGCGCTCAGTTTACTGATGGCAGCGACTCTTACTTCAGCGCAAAGAAGATGCATCAATGTACTGTGCCTGACGGAGAGTTTCCTACTCTAAAAATAAAAGGCGACAAAGGAAAAAAATATATATTAGGTATTGACCCATCTTTTTCTAATAGTCCAACTTCTGACTTTTTTGCTATGGCTGTAATGGAATTGGATGAAGAGAATACATACTCCTCTACGTTAGTGCATAATTACGCTGTGGCTGGCGCAGACTTAAAAGATCATATAGCTTACATGGATTACGTTACTGACGCATTTGATTTAGAAATGATAATCATTGATAATGCTGGATTTCAATTCATAGACTCCTGCAACGAAAACTCCGCCTTTCACAAAAAGCAAATTAAATTCTTCGATTTTGACTCGGACAAAGAAGGGGTTGACTACGAAAAGATGTTGCGAAAATCTAGAAGAGCTTACAACAAACAAAATGGAGCTAAATGTTTTAAGCAGGTGTTTACCACCAATTTCATCAGAAACGCAAACGAATATCTTCAGGCGTGCATCGACCATAAGAAGCTTTGGTTTGCTTCGAGAATATCCCCTGCCCCCGACGCTTTCAATACAGCGGTCAATCAAAAAGTAAAGATGAGATTCAAAAACGGTGAAACTATACTTGACTTAATCGAAGAACAGGATAACCTTATATATCAGACCAAGAAGCAATGCACCCTGGTTGAGGTTAAGAGCACTGCAAAGGGAGTTCAGACATTTGACCTTCCCCAGCACTTAAAACGCGACACAACGCAAAATAGAGCCAGAAAAGATAACTACACGACATTAATGTTGGGAAATTGGGCTGTTAAGTGTTATTATGATTTGATAGCGGTGAATGATGACTCTGGAGAAACATTTATGCCCAAAATGCTTTAATAAGCGTGTAATTTAAACTGAATTTTATTGTTATGGCAGGTACAAGGAAAAAAACTAAAGAGGTAGAGGAGTGTGTCCCCCTGATGACAACGGCGGGGGAGATAAAAGCTTCGACAGCTTCCACGAGTAATAGGACTCGTAGGAATAGAGCTTCCACGATCTCTAGGACTGATAAATACAAAAACATTGACGACGGTCTAATCCCATACAAATACTCTTCTGGCGGGGTAAACAACAAATCAAACGTAGATGTAAGAGACGTTGTTATCTTGTGTCAAAAAGCTTATTATAATTTTTCGTCTTTTCGAAATGTGATCGATTTGATGACTGAGTTCTCTGTGGGAGACATTTACTTTACTGGCGGTAATAAAAAATCCAGAGACTTTTTCGAGGCGTTTTTTAAGAAGATCAATTTATCATCTTTAACGGATAGATTCTTCAGGGAGTATTATCGCTCTGGTAACGTGTTCCTGTATAGATTTGACGCAAGCACATCAGGTTCGGATGCTCTTAAAATCACTCAAACATATGGAGCGAAAAAGAAAAGGAGCATGAAGCTCCCAGCCAGATACATAATTTTGAATCCAGCCGATATTCAAATGGGTGGCACCGCATCATTCCACGCTGGAACTTATTATAAGATACTATCTAATTACGAGCTGGAAAGATTAAGAAACCCAAGAACAGAAGAAGACAAGCAGCTTCTATCTGGGTTGTCTCCTGAAGTTAGAAAGCTTATCAAAACTAAAAAGGCCTCCACGGTCTTGATGGAGATAGATAAAGAAAAAATCAACGCGGTTTTTTATAAGAAGCAAGACTATGAGCCATTCGCTGTTCCTATGGGCTTCCCAGTTCTAGAAGATATCAACTGGAAGGCCGAGCTAAAGAAAATGGACATGGCAATCACACGCACCATGCAGCAAGCCATACTCTTGGTTACTATGGGTGCAAAACCTGACGATGGTGGAGTAAATTACAAACAGCTACAGGCCATGCAGCAGTTGTTTGAGAATGAGTCTGTAGGCAGAGTTCTTATTGCTGATTATACTACTCAGGCCGAGTTTGTGGTTCCAAAGATTGCAGACCTTTTGGACCCCAAGAAATACGAAGTAGTTGATAGAGATATCCAGTTGGGTTTGAATAACATTCTGGTGGGCGAAAGTAAATACGCAAATCAAAACGCTAAAGTAGATTTGTTTATCTCTAGATTGAATCAGGGTAGAAAAATATTCTTAAATGACTTCTTAATCCCTGAAATAAAAAGGATCGCTAAAGAAGTAGGCTTTAAAAGTTACCCAACACCACAATTCCAAAAGATGTCCCTCAAAGACAACACTAATTTGTTGAGAATTTATGGAAGACTTATTGAAGTCGGAGTCTTAACTGCTGAAGAAGGTATTGAAGCTATCGAAACAGGAAGATTACCTAAACCTTCTAATTCCGTAGACTCTCAAAAAGAATTTAAGAAACATAAAGAAGAGGGTCTTTACGAACCCATTATGGGTGGACCACACACCCAAGGTGTTTTAGCTGACAAACAAATAGATAGTCAGCACGAAATTCAAAAACTGAGCTTAAAGTCTCAGGAAAAACAGTCCCGCGAAAAAGCTAAAGAAGCTGCCAAGAATCCACCTAACCTGCCTGGTGGACAAAAGGATGCGGGACCCCCTGCTGGCCGACCTGAAGGTACACCCCAAGACCAGAGCAATAAGTCTCCTATTGGAGACGGTGAACAGTCAAGGTACGCCAGCTTTAGTTTATCTAAGGTAACAGAAAACATGACCGCTGCTAACAAGGTATTTAAAGCAGTTGAGTCTGAGCTAAGGAAAGTTCACAAGATTAAAAGAATGAGCGCTCAGCAAAAGAAGATCGCTGAAGAAGTGGCCTGTTTAATTATTGCGAACGAGGAAGTAGGAAACTGGGAAAAGAGTGTTAACAAATACGTCAAAAAGCCTGTTGACCATAACCCAGAAAGAATAAAGGAAATAAGGGAAATTGCTGTCGAGCATCAAGTTGACGATTATCTAGCTAGTATACTTTACGCCAGCAAAAAATAGGGTTATATATGTATGAGTACCCAAGACGCCTCGCAACAAAAAAACAGGGTAGTATACAATGTTCAAGACCTGTTCTTCGGACTGCGTAGCGGAGAAATTAATTCTCCTTACGTTACTGGCTCCAACGGAGAAGAAGTAGAAATCCTCAAAAGGATTCATAAAGTACAAAGTGTTTCCTATGATTTTCAAGTCCAACGCCAAGACATAGGCGTTTTAGGCAAATCTAACTTCGACGAAAACATAGTAACCAATCCACCCGATATTAATGTAACAGTAACCCACTCATTGGAGGGCCTAAACAATGAGCAGAAAATGGGCTTTAACGTTTTAACTATCGGTTCTTCAACGGCGGCTAATAAAGAGTTTTCTTTTCCTTTTATGGATGGAAAAATTAAGCAGCAGAATATTTATTTAGCGGTCAATCAAGACAGTTCCGACATTAGGGAGACCCAAAGACCTGCCGTCCAAATATCCAACTTGATCGGCTCGGGTAGGTTTAGAGAGTTGTCTCACGAGGGCACGCAAAACATGGGGCTGATTGTCTTCCAAAATTGTTACGCTTCAAATTACTCAATGGACGTAACCTTGGGTAGCTTTCCGAAAGCGGACGTCTCGTTTTTGTCAGACAACGTGATCTATTTAAACTCTGCGTCTGGGCAGTACGTGCCTTGGCTGGACACTAAAACAGCTACATCATACAATAAGAAAAATAATATAGGCGGCGATACTGAGTTTATTGTTCCGGGTAACTTCACCAGAGAGAACCCGCATTTTAATCCTAATTATACATTTAAACCCTCCGACGCGCAATTTACAATATCCACTAGAACTTCGCCTCAAGATACTTTGCAGAAGTGGGATTTTGAAAACGACACCCTGTTGACAAGCCACGTAGGAACCCAATCTATAGACTCATCAAACTCCTACATAGGAACCAAGTCGTTAAAAATTGAGACTCAGGCATCCGCTCAAGACGGTGCTAGGGGTAGCGTAAAAACAACTCTCCCATCAATGGAAATTAATAAGGCTTACGTATTTACTATGTACGTCAAAACGGATAGCACTAGCGATATAGACGTTACTATCTCGGCTAAAAATGCTGATGGCTCCACTAATGAGTTCAACACGCATGAGACTGTAAAATTTAATGATGGATGGACGAAGATAAAGAAAACATTTACGCTGACTTCTTATAAAGATACTTTATTTATCTCTACTACGGCTGCAAACGTAAACCTATGGATTGACGAATTAGTTTTGGCCAGAGAGCCAGAGAATCCGCCTCTTAAATTTCATACCGATTTGATGCAATCATTTCAGCTTAACATACCTTTGAATAGGCAAAATATTTCATGCATGGGTCATAAGTATTATGCAGATAGATCACTTAGTTTACCCGTTAAAACTACTTACTCTATTAATATGTTGTCTCAGGATTTAGAGTTTCCTGTAACCGTAGAAGGAGAGGATAGGCGCGGCAACTTCCTAGACAACCTAAGGAAAGATGAGGAGTACGATGTATTTTTAACATTTATAGACAGTGGAGCAAGAGAGGGCATGAAGTTCAGAATACTAGGCAGCAAATTCGAAGGGGTTAGTTATGGACTAGACGTTGACGCACCAAAGACCACGACAATTAACTTTAGCATGTCAAATGATTATGATTATAATCGGAGTGTAATATCAGCAGAGGGCCGAGGCCTATTTATCCTTGACTTCTTGGTGAATGACTCCTTAATACCTTTAACAGATGATGACGGCAATACTTTTGCTGATCAGTATCCATTTAACTTTTAACTATGGCTATTAAAATTAGAAACGTAGAAAATTTGACGCTCGGTAAACCCGATACTGGAGCGGCTAATAGTAATGTAGCTATAGGTATAGAGGCCGTGGATACCACGGAGTTTGAGCTTGCAATATCAAGACCTATTCAAGAGCAAAAATTTCAATTCGCTATCAACAACGAAGGCGTGGCTGATGGAACTAATTACGGCGGCATCGCGTTTACTCAGGGGGCTTCTGCTGAAACCATCATGGCTTCGATCAAAGTGGACTATACTGATACTGATAATTATCCCAATTTAGTATTTGGCACTAGGAGTACAAGTGACGCTTTAACTATACTAGATGATGGAAGCGTCAGCACTAATGGCCGTCTTGACGTTAACCATGAGACGGTAAAGCTGTATAATAGCGCAAACACTAACAATACTTATTTCTTTGCCGAAAATACTGGCGCTGGTAACGCTGGCTTAAAATTAAAAAACAGTCAAGGCGAATTTACCATTATTGCTAATGATAGACTGAGGTTTATAAGTGATGATAGCCCGACTACTGAAGTGCTGTCTCTTCACCCAAATGGAAATGTTGGCATAGGCACGGGGTCAAGTACGGCTGACGATATTCTACACGTTAATAAATCGGGTGGCGCAGTGCTTAGATTAACCGATAGCGCTGCAAGTTCTGACGGAGACAAGATTGCTTCAATCCAAGCTGCGGTTGGTACTGGAACGTTTTTTGCGGGAATTAACTTTTATAGGCACGATGCGAATGATGGAGAAATTAGACTAAGACAAAAAGTGGCGAACACAAATACCGATGTGATGACATTGGTTGATGGGAAAGTTGGCATAGGCACGGGGTCGAATACGCCGCAGCAAACATTAGATGTTCGAGGCAACGCAAATTTCGAAGCAACAAACGCAAACATTACAATCAATGCAACCTCATCTTATCCGTTTATCAACTTTGAGGAGAACGGTACGATTAGATTCCAGCAAGCGTATGATGTTGCAAATGATTTAGCGTATTTTGTATGTAATCAAAGTAATTCGGAAATGTGGTTTGGCGTTAATAACGCTGAAGTAATGAGACTAAGTGATGGCAAAGTTGGCATAGGCACGGGGTCAAACGCGCCCTTAGACAAGCTTAACGTCTGGGGAGACCAAATCAGCGTTAGCCAAAACATAGTTTCGAGCTCTACATATGACTGGTTGGCTTTACGAAGCAATAGAACCATTGATGATTACGGAGGTCTTAACGCGGAATATGCAAAATTGTATTTTAAGAGTATAACAGGTAGTCATTATTCTGGTTCTTTACATTTTTCAATAAAACAAGGAATTAATTCTTCTGCCGCGATGACAGACGTAATGTCTCTGTGGCACAACGGAAAAGTTGGCATAGGCACGGGGGCAAATACGCCAAACGAAATATTACATGTAATGGCCGCTGGGTCGGGTTCATCGGGATATAATAGTGCTGTGGAAAGAGGTATACTAATTACTGATAATTTGGGGCCACGACTTGTTTTCGAAGACATTGGCGAAGGCGTTGGCGATAAGGTTATCTCTTTGAGAAATGAAGACCAATGTTTGAAAATTGCCTCGATGTCGGATTCTGGAAGCGCTTATGATGTTGATAATATACTGGTAGTTCACAGGGATGGAAATGTTGGCATAGGCACGGGGTCAAGCGCGCTGACAGAAGAATTAGAAGTTGACGGAACAGTTAAAGCTACATTATTCAAAGGCCAATTTCAAGGCGGCGGTGGCGCTGGTGGTGGAGGTCGAGCGATATTCAACGCTCAAGACAATATAGAAAACGGCAATTTAGAAATCTTTACGAACGGCAATACAGAAAACGGTGGTGATGCCGTTACGTTTGTTACCGATAATAATACCTCTTCTCCTTACGGTAAAGTAGCTAGAGTAGACAGCCTATACGAAAAACAAGCTGTTGATTTTATTCCGGTTCAGCCGGGCGTTGCTTTAGAAGGCGAAATTTGGTATAGCATTCCATCCAACGATAACGGCGCGCAAGGAAGTATATTTTTTGGAATATCTCGATACGATAAAGATAAAAAACTTATATCTGGAAACGTTGGTCTTAGTTATTTTGCTAGTCAAACTCAAGTCAAAGATAGTAATTGGCATAAAGTCAGCGGCAACATAACTCTACCCACTTCTCATACCCCTTACAACGGTTCTGACGGGGGGCCTGTTAGATACATCAAACCCTACGTCATAGTTAACTATAGCGGAGGCACTCAAGCTGTAAGCTTTGGCGGTATGTATATCGCCAGAAGAAAAGCCATTACGATTGGGGCAACTCAAACTCTGGGAAGCGAAACTCCGGGTCAATTAATAGCAGAAACAAATAGCTTTACTAGAAGCTCTGACCTTTTCACGTTCAACGGGAAGATTTCTCAACACCTCCACGAACAGCAAACAGGAGCGGGAGAATGTAACTGTTGGACGCTTAAAGATATAGACCCATTGATAACATATGATAGTAATAATAATCCTACTTCTGGATTTAACATTACCCCAGAGACTTCAAACCATGACGTTGCAATCATTGGCAGCGAAAACCAAACTCCAGTTCTTAAAATAAACAAAGAAGGTTTAATTGTTGGCTTTGGAGTTAGAAATACAGTCGGCACAGGTTCCTCTGGAGGAGTAACCGCCGCTAAGCTAGTTACAAGCGGTGAGCTTTATACGAACGCTACGTTTGGTAGTCAAGTAGAAGACAATATTACTCCAGTAAATGGTAAAATTACTTTAAACTTATTCCTTAAAGACTCTGCTTTTGCCTCGGCTGACCATAATCATAATGCCAGTTACGGCGGAAGTCTTGCGGTAGGCTCTGGAGCAAACGCAAACAAGATTGGGCTTCTCGCCGCAGATGGCACCACCACCTTGGGAAGTTACATTACCGTTCCTTACGCGACCACGGCTGGCTCCGCAAATGGAGGAGCAGCAGACACTTTATCAACAATAGACTCTGAAGTAGATGCAGATCATTACTTAACTTTCGTTAACAGCAATAACTCTAGTGCAACTTACGAATCATTTTATACAGATGGTGGCATAAAGTACAACCCGAACAAAAATAAACTAACCGTTGACAAAATAAAATGCGATACAAATTTAGCCACAGCAGCTAACACAACAACTACCGCTTTAAAACATATAATTGGTAAGGTAGATGGGGGCACCGTTCATTATGACTTTACTGATGGTCAGGTTAAAACTTTCTTGGGCCTTGGAAGCATGGCTTATGAAGCTACTGGGAACTACTATACTAAAACCGCCGCAAACACCGCTTTCGCCGCTGCTTCTCATAATCACGATAGCAGGTATTATACAGAAACAGAAATAGACACTAAAATCTCCACGCTTAATACTTCCATAGGCGGCAAACAAGCTACAATCACTGGCGGAGCAACGACGATCACGGGAAGCAACCTCACAGCAAGCAGAGCTTTAGTTTCTAACTCTAGCGGCAAGGTTGCGGTTAGCGACGTGACATCAACAGAGCTGGGATATTTAGATGGAGTTACATCGGCGGTACAAACGCAATTAAACTCTTTAGGCGCTAGCATTTCAACCAACGCAACGAATATCTCCAGCAACGATACAGATATCAGTAATTTATCAACCAACAAACAAGACGCTTTAGGCAATACGTCGTCTGTGTCAATAAGTGATTTAACAGCCGTCAAGACGCTTACTTGGCCCCCAGCATGTTGCCCGCCCGACCCACAACACACAATGAATGACGTTGGGATTAAGGCTTTCAGCATAGCGCCTTATGGAACACTTAGTCGACCTTCGTTTAGGCAAATGCCAAGCACCTTTAGAACCGTTGATGGCTCTGTGCTTGGCCTTCACAATAGTAATGCTTTAGGATATACCGTAGCGTGGCATTGGGCTTATATTAATAATATACAAACCGTTTTGCCTGTTCTGGAAATGTCCGATAGGAGAGAGAAAGAAAATATAGAGCCAATACATTTAGGTTTAGACTTTGTTAATAAATTAAATCCTGTTTCTTATCATTTAAAAAGCGCCGAGACTCCCAGAAAACAACTGGGTTTGATAGCTGATGAAGTCGTAGAGGCTTTGGATGAATACGGAGAAGGAATAGATAAAGAGTCCATAGTTTACGAAATACCAAAAGGCTCTCCAAATTCCCGCATGGCGGTAGGTTATACAGATTTGATAGCCCCACTTATTAAATCGGTGCAAGAGCTTTCAGCCAAGGTGGAAAGCTTGCAAAGCAGAATAGAGGAGCTGGAAAAATAATTTGCATTTTCAATTATTTGTGGTATAATTAGTATATGAGCGAAGAGAATACAAACACCGAGCAGACCACTGAACAAAACGAAGTTCCTAAGGAGCTAACCACAGAGCAATCTTTGAACTTGCTTGTCAACCTCGCCCGACAGAGCAAGCTCTCTTATGACGAACACGCAATTGTTGATAGGGCTGTTCGGAACCTATCTGAAGCGTTAAATCTCAAGACGTAGAGTCGGCAGATTTAGGTCATAAGAACCTAAACGTCCCGTTTATTCTATAGACGGGGCGTTTTTTGTGTGTAACCCAAAATAGAGGAACCTTATGAAAATTATCGAAAACTCTTGGAATTGGGTAAAAAACCACGTCGAAGCAATTAATTTCGGAGTGGTTCTTTTTGTTTTGGGATTCGTAGTTTGGCTCAGCGTCCACATAGTCAGCGTAGAATCTCAACTCAGAAAAGAGAATCAGTTCTTAAGAGAAAATCTAATAAGAATGGAGCAGAACCTTGGTGGAGCAGTCAGACACATAAACGAGCAAGAGACAGTAATCAGAAATCAAGGCGCTGTAATACAAAACCAGCAAGAAGGCATAAGAAAGCTAATTGAAAGAATAAACAACCTAACCGCGCTGTTAAATGGTAATTATACATAATTTTTTATAATTATATTGAATTGCGTGTAAAATAAATAAGCCTAACAATGAAGGAGATCGAATACGAATTTGAGCAAACAAACAATGTCACTCAGAGCGAGGAGATTGTATTCGTACCAGAGCGTCGCAAAGACGGCTCTGAAGAAAAGGCTATAGAGTTCTCTAAAAAGGTGTTGGCCTTCCTAGAGGAAGAAGTCAAAAACTTCAATTCAAAAAACGACAAAAGAATAAAACTATCCCAAGCTAGAAAAATGTACTGCTTGGGCGCTAGGCTCCAATCCGAAAATAAAGAGCATACAATTAACGAATGGGGACTAGCTAGAGTTAACTTATTTTTGAGAATTATCGCGGGGAATATCGAAGAACTAAATTTGGATATAAGCAAAAAAACCTCTTACAATAAATTGATGGATATTACAGACCATCTTATACCTTCTACGGATGACTTGCGCAAAGCCAAGCAAGATTCAATAGACCATGATTTGGACTATCACTACGAAGATATAGAGGAGCTATACATAGAGGAACCTAGTGGTTCTTATTATATAGATTATAGTTAAAAATTTTTGCATTATGAAAAACATCATCGCATCACTCGTACTGGGCTTCGCCTTGCTGACTAGCTCTCATGCAGCCGAAGCAGATAACAAAACAGCAGAACATCTTCAAACCGTTTCTGTAACCATTAGATCGGAGGGACAATTTTCTAACGGAGAAGGTTCTGGAGTGATCTTCACCAGAAAAAATTCAAAAGGTGAATTGGTTAATTTTGTATGGACCGCAGCGCATGTTATCGACAACCTCAGAAAAGAAAGACAAGTGTTAGTTAATGGAGCCAAGAAAACTATCGTTGAATTTAAAGACCCGATGATTGTTAAAGAGATTCGACAGAACGGGCGCACCGTTGGCCGCTTGCAAATGGACGCAGAAGTTTTAAAGTATAGTGACGCCGATGATGGTCACGATCTAGCGCTACTTAGAGTCCGTAAAACAAATTTTGTAACCGATACGGTTACCTTTTATCTCGACGATAAAATCCCAGGCCTAGGCACGGACCTTCTGCATGTTGGTTCTCTCCTAGGTCAAATGGGTGCAAATTCCATGACTGATGGTATCTACTCTCAGCATGGAAGACTTATTAAAAGTTTAAACAAGTTTGTATTCGATCAAACAACTGTCACTGCTTTTCCAGGAAGTTCTGGCGGCGGTGTTTATCTTAAAGACGACGCAAGATACATCGGCATGTTGGTGCGAGGGGCTGGAGAAGGATTCAACCTAATCGTCCCAGTTCGTAGAATGAAAGATTATTGCGAGAAGCATAAGATCATGTGGGCGTTAGACCCGAAAGTTAAAATGCCTTCAGAAGATGAGATTGCGAAGCAGCCTATCGAACATGAGCCAAAAAAAGAGAAGCTAGACACCACGGCTGACGAAGCTGAAGCCAAGAAGATGTTTCCGTTCATGCTTAGGGTGACCCCGAAGCACAAACTATTAATCCTAAAATAAAATTATGAAAAAACTATTACTATTAGCCGCCTCCTTACTGTTTATCGGTTGCAACTGGGGATCAGACACTTGTAACTCTTGCTCTTGCGATGGTGCTTGTTGTGACTCAGGTCAATGCGATGCTCAGTGCGGTTGCGCTTGCGGTTGAACTAAAAAAGAATAACATGGGCGTGCCCCATGTATTAAAATAGCCTATTTTTTGCTTTTGTGTGTAAATAATTGCATAGGTTATAGCTATGCTTTTACGATGGCTTAAAAAAATTTTTACAAAAGGAAATATTATGGAAGATGATATCAAACACCAAGATTTAGAGAATCTAGATGATAATCTAGAAGTTGAAGATACTGAAGAAACCGTAGAGGAAGTCGTCGAAGAGGCTCCCAAGAGCGGTGAAATGGTATTCAGAAAAGGTAAATGGCGTAGAGTTAATTAGGGGAAATTGTCATGGGAAGACCCAAATATAACTCATTTCCAGAGACAGGTTGGCCAGCCCCTTGCTTAGTAGCTTATAATACTGCTGGCGGGGCCATGATTTCTGCACCAGGCACAGGTAAACACATTCATGTTATAGGCGTTGTATCAAACAACACCGTAGGCCTTAGAGCGGGCGGCTCGTCTGGCGCAGTTATAATGACTCTTCCGGGTGACGCCGATGGTTTAAGATTTCCGGGAGCAGTAGACATGGGGGAGAATCAGTCTTTATTTGCTGACTCCAGCGATGATGTTACTGTGTTTTACTATATCCACGATTCAGCCATTAATTAATCATGAAATATACAACCATTTTCAGCTCAACAATCAAGCCGCTAGTTTCCGAGGAAAAGGACAAGTATTTGGCTATGGCCAGCTTGCTCGAGGTTTCCGATTTTGTTCCAGAACTAGACACGGACACTAATATTGATCTGCTTCCCATAGCTTTTAACGCTTGTGTTGCTAATAGAGTCAATAAAAACGGCGACGTTATTGATACCGCCACGGCTTTAGAAATTTATAAAAACTTTATCAATAAACCCATTAACATTGAACATAATAGGCAAAAAGTCATCGGAACTATTCTTTCTGCTGGTTTTAGCGAGTTTGGCACAGACAAGCCACTGACTGCGGAAGAGATCAAAGATACCGATAAGCCTTTCAATATTACTTTGGGTGGCGTTGTTTGGAGAATCGTTAATTCTGAGTTATCTGAATTGATCGAAGAGTCTAATGATCCTACTAGTGAGAACTATCAAGGTATTTCTGCTAGTTGGGAATTAGGTTTTTCTGATTATGATTTAGTTATTTTAGAAGAATACGAGAAAAACATCGAGAATGGTAAGACAATTAGTTCTTCAGTGGAAAAAGACGAACTTAAACAGTATTTAAGGAGTCATGGAGGCACTGGATTACTAGACAATGGTAAACGCATATACCGAAAGGTTGTGGAGCAAGTAGTTCCGCTCGGAATAGGCCTTACCGAGACTCCTGCGGCTGACGTCAAAGGGGTAGCAATAGACAAGGAAGAGGATAATGAGCAATATGCTTCTGAATCGCAAGAAACAGAGCCAGAGTGCCCAGAAACTACTTCTCAATCTAGCGAAAACAATGTAAATAATAAAAAAGACGTAGTTATGAAAATCACAAGCTTGAAAGACATCAATAACGATACGTTGAAAACGTTGGAGGCTTCTGCTGTCCACGATTTTATCCAGGAAGAATTGAAGAAAGCATCTGAAGAGTTTGCAGCTGAAAAAGAAGAGAAGGAAACTGCTCTTAAAGCCGCCAACGAAAAAATCGATGATCTCTCTGCTAACTACGATAAAGTCAAGGATGAGCTTCAAAGCGTTAGCGAAAATCTCAAAACCCTAGAGGATGAGAATGCAGCTAAAGCGGCCGAAGAATTGTTCAATCAACGTATGGCATCCTTTGACGAAAAATACGAACTCACCGATGAAGATCGCAAGGTAATTGCTTCCGACATCAAGGAGCTCGACGAAGAAGCCTACTCCGCATATACGGAGAAAATGGCTGTTCTTCTTAGCGCGAAAGACAAAGAGGCTATTGCCGCTGCTGCCGCCGCCGCTAAAGAAGAGGCCGAAGCTTCTAAAGAAGAGACTACCGAAGAGGCAGTTGCTTCCGAAGAGGAAACAAACGAAGAAGTAGTAGAAGAAGCTCTAGACAACGCTGAAGTAGAGGCCGACGCAGTCGCCACCACTACTGAGCCAGAAGAGCAAACTCTTTACGAAAAATATAAAAACGCTTTTAGCGTAGACAATTTTAATATCAATTAAATAAATTAGGAGAAAATTATGTCAGACTTAAGAACATTCAGACAATATGATGAACATGACGTGATTAACCTATTTGCTTGGAGCGGGACTACCAGTACGGCTGGTGTGCTTTTGCAAGCGGGTAAGTTGGTTAAAGTCAATACTGGCTTTTCCGCTGGCAATGAGCCCGTCGACTTAGATGCCGACGCAGGAAATGCATATGGAAACACCCTATCGGAGTCGTGGAAGCTTACCGCTAACGTAGCTCTTACCGGAGAAGGCGATGCCCCTCTCGGTATGGCCCTCGTTGCTGTACGTGACTTGGACGAGAATGGAGAGAAACTTCTCTACAATCCTCGCAAGGCTGCTGAAATGGGAGTGGTAATTCCGGGGCAATCGGTTCCGATTCTATCTCGTGGATTAGTAATGGTTAAGAGCGATCACGCTACTTGGGCACCCGCCGCTGGCGGAGCAGTTTATGCTGGCCTGAATGGTGAGCTTACTTCAAGTAACGCTAACAGTGTTATTGAAATCGGTACAGCTCTTGGAACAAAAGACAGCAATGGCTATGCCCTTGTTAAACTAGAAATGGGTTAATCCATAGGAGAAATTAAATATGAAACTTAAATTAAAAAATACAGAAGAGCAAGTGGAACTGATCCGCGCAATGGGCTCTAGAGACGGCCAGGTTTCGGCCGAAGCGTCTCAGGCCTTCGCCGCCTTTATCGGTCCCGTGGTGCAAAAAGTATTACTTCACGCTGGAAGTTCTGGCGTACTATATTCCGATCTGGAATATGATGAAGATGACAACCCGAGCATTCCTCTAGACCTTTGGTATGACCAAGGCGTTGACCATGTTCAAGTATGGTCTCAAAATATCGCTGGTGGTCTTCCCACCTCAGAGGTCACTGGTCTTGCCGAAATGAAAATTGCGACTTATCGCCTTGACAGCGCTGTTAGCTGGTTGAAGCGTTATGCTCGTAAGGCTCGTTTGGACATCATTTCAAAGGCCATCGAAAGAATGTCTAATGAGGTGCTCATCAAGCAAGAGCGTAACGCTTGGGCCGTATTGCTCAAAGCGCTCGCTGAAGCAAGCACAAACAGCAACAAACACGTTATTGCTGCTGGTAACGCTAACGAGTTCATTCCTCATGATCTCAACAGACTGATGACTCACATCAAACGCATCAACACCGACTTCCAAGGTGGTACTCCTGACGGCTTGACCGCCAAAGGGCTGACCGACTTGTTCATGAGTCCTGAGATGATGCAGCAGGTGAGAGCATTTGCTTACCACGCTGTTAACGCACAGCAAGGTAGTGCTAATATCGGCACTGGCCCAATCACGCTTCCTGATAACGTTCGTAACGATATTTGGAACTCTGGCGGCATGGCTTCGCTTTACGGCGTAACTCTCCATGAGTTGCTGGAGCTTGGCACTGGTAAGAAGTACAACACTCTGTTCGGCACCTTCACCGCCGCTAACAGCATTCTGGGTCCGAGCGGATCAAACTTCGCTCAGGCTACTGAAGAGCTTATGCTTGGTGTAGACCTCTCCAGAGAGTCTCTCGTACGTCCTGTTGCTCGTGAGCATGAGAGCGGTGGAACATTCACTGTTCTTCCCGACGACCAGTTCGTTGCTCGTGCTGAGAAGCAAGGCTTCTACGGCTATCTCGAAGAGGGCCGTGTTTGCTTGGATTCCCGCGCTTTGGTCGGTATCACCGTCTAATTGCAGGAATAGCAAATTATTCACTACAGCCCCCTCCTTTGGAGGGGGTTTTTTAGTATCTTTACGTGTAAACACATAATATATAGGTACAAGGTATCAGCATATGGCAAAAGGACACAAATACATGAGGAGAGAGACTCACGACCAATACTCTCTTCGCAGGGGTGACATGCTCCCTATTACGGAAGATGGCGGTATCCCCGTATATATATCAAAAGATGGCAAAGTTCATGCCAAAGGTTTCGTAGACACTAATGATAATTTTGAATTTTATTCCCAAAATAATCAATTTAAAGTATTAACAGAAGACCCTGTACAAAATTACTCAAACGAACACATTTTTACCAAAACTGACAATAAAATATTCAGCACAGAATCTTACGAAGTTTTAGCTGGAGCTTTTCAAAACATCTACTTTCCGTTAGCTCCTTACAGCAATGAAGAGCCTCCCGCTCATCACAAAAAATATAATTTACTAAATAAAAAAACTAAAACGAGCATTAAATCGTTTACTACTTCTTACTCTAATCCAGTAGCTTTTCAGTTTAAGTTTACTGGGGATGGAAACGTACATTCGGAGCCCTTGGTTCAGTCGGCTTGGTATGGACCTTTTAATCAAGACGTATACATTGATTCTGATTTAATGGTTACTAGCGTCAATGACCTCATAATAATTAAAAGCGGCCAGCTCAATAAGCAGCCTATGACGCCCACCATAAACAACGTGCAAAAAGTAAATTTTACTTCGGGTGCATCTGGACACGTTTATATAGAAACTCCTTCTTCGCCTGATCACGTTTATGACGCGACTCTAAATCAAAATTTCGATACAAAGTTTTTTAAATTCAAGAATAAAGACAACGTCAATAGGGTTCAGGAAACGTCTCCTGCGCCCAGAGCTTCTGGAGCAATAGGCATATTAAAAAATGGGGTATTTGTTAATTCGCCTAGAGATTCTGTTAGCTTTAGTGGGTTAAATGTTTGGCACTTTGACTCTGTATACGAAGGCGATTTGGACGATTGCAATGGGCAAATAGAGCCAGATAATTTGATGGATAATTATAACTGTTATAATTACAAAGCTTTGCCCAAGTGCCTTTGCGATATTCACGATGATCAAAACCACTCTCCGCTTTTAGGGTTTGCCAAAGATGGCTTTCCGATTTATGGTCCTTACGGTTACTCTGAATCCTTTAATCCATCGAGTCAAATTAAAAGGCTTGATACTAGCTATAGATTAAAGCAGTCCGCGTCCAGATTGCAAGGCCCAGATTTTTCTAATTATGCGTCAGGCACTTTCGTGCAAGATTATGAATACGTTTCTAATCTAGGTGATCTAGATGACCATAATGGAAGAAGCTGCGTGACTCCGGAGTTTCCAAACGGGACGTATGCTTATTTTACAACTATGACCAGCGGTTACCAACCGGCTTATCCATATGTTATTGGAGATACTTATTACGGAAAAGTCAGTGGGGATCAAGGGTACAACGGAAGCGTAACTGAATCGCCGTTATACTATAGGGGTTATTATTCTAATAGAAGCGATATGCTTAACCTGTATACTGACCCGCAAATAAACGTATGGAATGTATATGGAGATACAAATCTATTGAGCGCGGGGCTAAGAAGCGAAAAGATAATATTTGTTTCACCGCACGTAATCATGCAGGACACGGGGGTATTCCTGTACACTGGAAAAGAGCAGTATTATAAAACGGTAAATGGAGCTCAACAACCCGCCACTTATTCTGGCAACCTAAGGATGGCTACGGGCAATGGGGACTTCTTGGTTAGAAAAGAATCTTACAGTTATCCAACATCCATGAATTGTAAACTGATGGAAAATAACCCTTTATCTGGCGGGATGAATTTCCTTTACGAAGATGTTGACACTGATACCAGTTTAATGTCTAACTCGCCCTCCACCGTTACTGGAACACATTTTTATTCTCAATACGCAACGCACAAAAAAGTAAAAAATAAAGTTTACTCAGGCGTATGGAAAGGGGTCATTCCCGCTGGAACACCTTTTAAAGTAGAGAACTGGGCGTTCAATGGGGAGATGATGGGATACGATGGAAAATTAAAAGTGAGGCCAGTCGACCCTCACCCCCTTACAAGCGGAAACATTATAACTTTGTACGCAAAAGTAACGGGTATAGGAGAAACGTATGACGAAGCGTATTCAGATGCTATGGCAATTTCAAGAGACGAAATTAATAAAAAGTTAAATACATTATTGGTTAATAGTGGAGTTAAAAATAAAAACTCAAGGATGAGAGCTTGGGAAAATCTTAAGGAGATTTCAAAATGATAAACAAGTATCATACTTATAGAAATTATTACAAATACAAAGCTTACGTATATAATGTACCCAATTCTTTTAATAGGTTGGGCATGGACGTGTACCCAAGGTACTTCGTTAGGCCTGTGACTTTATTGGAGGTTATGGCCTATTCCCGCTCCCCTAAAAGCGTCGACGATGGGTTCGATAAGGATATCGAGTCCGGTCTGTACCTTAAAAATAGATTGGAAATTAACGACACAATCCCCTACGAAGAAATAGAAATTCAATTTGAATTTATAAAAACTAACCCACCTTTTTGGTTCTCTAGTCAAGAGACTTATGCCGAATTTGCTCAGACAAATATGAATAGAACTTTACAAGCAGAATATGAAAATATGTATGTTTCAGCCGCCTCGAAAATCGTGGTGGTTGATGCAGGAACAAACTCAGAAATACCAGTCGATCACAGTTATAAAGAAGTAACGCAATGGACAACAAGAGAATTCAGAAAGCCAGTAGCTCAGGCATGGCCAATAGAAAAAGGTGTAATCATATCTAAGGTGAATTAAATGGCAGGAATCGTAATACAATCAATGGGGCCTTTAACCGCCGCCCAATTAAATGAAAGACCTCAGGGTAAGGCCTTTCAGGCCAGCGCCCAAGGCTCGGGCCAAGTCATAAAAGATTATCACCTCTTGGACCCTGATAGCGTATGGTGGAGAACTGTTCACCCAGATGAAGGGGTTGTCATTTTTGGTCCAGAGATAATTAATGGAAAATTTGATTTAACTTCTGAGACTGTGTTACAACGCAGTAGACTTGCTGGAAATAACCTTAAAATTTCCCCAGCGGAAGCAAAGGCAGTTTTTGGGCTACTAATCGATCCGGATAATCCCAATGAAAAATTACATGAGAGCATCATGGGTGCCAGCAAGTTTAAACATAGCTCTTTTGTAGAAAAGTGGAGAGGCGTTGCCGCCACGGAAATCGCCAACCCCTTTAAGCAAAGATTTGATTATTCTTCCATGCAGAGATTTCTTGGTCACGCAGTCAAGTATTACGCCGCTGCAAGCACTTTAAATTATTTAAAAGAGGCCGAAAACGCTAGGGCAGAAGCTATACAACAATGGGAGACCGCCAACAGCGCATATTTAAGTAGCGGTGAGGGCGCAAGAAATACCGCTTGGGTAACTGAGTATAACGCTCAATTTCTCACTCAAGGCACCACAACATATCAAGAGCTCATACCAGGTTGCCCCTACCCTTGGTGGAGCGGATGTTATCGAGACGTCACCGTCGCAAACGGAATGTATGGCTCCGCTTTGTCGGACCCGTGGCAAACTACAACTGACCCCGATTCATTAACAAGTCTTCAGAATCTTATTTCTAGAACTTTGTGGGAAAACGAACCCAGAGTAATAGCTCAGCTTGGGGAGTTTGATCCTAATTCTAACTTTAGAATGATCGCTTGGGATGAGGGTTTGAATAATTACGCTAGTTATTTAAACGAGCAGGGTGGAGCGGCAAACTGGCAGAGCTTGAGCTCCGCCAACAGCTTTTGGGACGTAGGAAACTTTAGAAATGAACAACTAAATCCTGGAGCCAGACCTGAAAACTTATCATTTGCAACATCAAAAAAATTCTTAAAAGGATTTTTAATAATGGGCGCATGCCTAGCGGGCATAGGCGTACTCGCTAGGGTATGGGGTAAAATAAGAGAAGATGCCAATAGCACTTTTAATGCAAACGGCTTTGAGTCGAGCGAGTCGTGGAGTCATCATACCAGTAGAGTTTTAGCGCATACCATAGGTCAATCTACATTGACTACTTGGATTAAAAACTTGATTCAAGATCATGACCCTACTCAATTTGCTTTAAACGCGTATCAGGGCGGCAAAGACGTTGTCGAAAAATGCAAAAATATTATACAAAGCCTGTTGACCTCTGGGCGACGTGACGTTGGCGGAGACTTTATAACGAGTGATTATAGATTAATTGATTCGACATATGAGTACACCCTTGGCGGACAAGGCGCGCTTCTAGCCACTACTAATACAATAGGTGTTAATGTTACATTAACGAACTCAAAAGTCCTTGTCTTAAAAGCTAGCAAGGTTGAAGACGTGGTGAAAGAATATTTCAAGGATTTACCTGTCACAGCGCAGAACTGGCGACAAAAAGTAAACGCTAAGATGCACGAACAATTTTACTCTAGCGCCAAACGTGATGCAATTCTTTCTCTTGCTGAAGTGGGCGTTCCTGGCACTGGAGCCTTCAAAATTGTAATTCAAGATGGTGGAAACGGTTATCCTTATGGAAGGGAGAGGCTAGGGGTAAATGAGCACGGTTATTATATTTTCACTTTTGATCCCGCCACCAATAGGGTATTGATAACAGGCGTTTCTGATCTCAAGTACGGCTTGGCGGTGAAGCCAGACTTTCTTGACGAACGGCAATTTTTAACTGGTAGATTTTATAAGATATCTCATGGCGTACTTTTGGAAAACTTTAAAGAGCTTAGATCAAGCTTGAGTCAAATATCTAATATCATCAAAACCAAGAAAAGCACCGCTTCTAAACTCAATGCAAAATTAGTGGCACAACAACAACAGAATGCCAAGAGTATTTATTGGAACACGCCGGTTGAATTACCTCATAATTATAAAACCGCAAACCAGTTTAAACACTTAAACTTAAAAACATATTTAGATAGCGACGGAAACCTTTCCCATATCCCAAGCAACAACAAACCACACCAAGTTTGGGGAGTTGAACTCATTGAAGTTACTAAACAAAACGAAAAGACTCAAGCGTGGGAGGAGCACAAAAATAAAGAGGGTCAATTCGAAATTCCAGACGGGCAAGTACCACTAAAACAAGTGGCAGAATTTAACAATGGAACCACTTACGCTACAGCCCCTAATGTTGAAGACGTGGCTTGGGTTGGGTATCTAAACGGAGGGAGTCGCCATTTCAATTCACCACGTAACCCAGCCTTTAATATACTTCCGAATTCACCAACAAATGAAGCTCAGAAAGGTATAGCCAAAGAAGTTTTATTCGAAAAAACTATTGTACGAGGACGAGACAGAGGCACATACAGAGCTAAAATAAAGTTTTGGGGTTGGGGGAGTATATTTGTTGCCCCTGCGGACGCTGCGGCCGGTGTTGCGGATTCTTTGCTTTACGAAAATAGACTAAGTGATCATTATAAGCTGGCTCATTTTTACGACACTATATGCAAAAAGCTAGATGCAGAAATATACAAAGCTTGTTCGGTTATAAATAGAAAATTTCAAAACCATACTGGCGGCTCAAAATTTGGTACGCTTATACCAACGTTTTCGGCTGCAATAAATAATTACGGAATGCTTCAGCGCGCCTTTGTTGATACTCGAGGGTGGGACCTTAATAACGCAAAGAAAGAGGAAGGCGATCACCAAGACGGGGGAGAAAACCTTAAGGGCCACGGAGATTTTACCGCTAATCATTTTCACGCAACCAACACCAAAACATTCAAGCTTAACATGGGAGCGGTGGGTGATTTTAACGGTGGATGCAAAGTCCTAAGCGTTGGCGTAGGCCGAACCACGTTGGCTGACTGGGACAAAAATAATAACGTCCATGCGAAAGCCAAGACAAAGCCTGCGAATCCTCAAGCAGTAAAACCTAAAGATTTAGACGGTAACGCTTACGCCTCGAATACCCAAATACAGTATGACGAAATTAAGTTCGAATCCATGACTTGGGACGGAGATGGCACAATTCACAACGACAAAGACTCTAAGGATTTTACCTTGGCCTTACATACTGAATTCGGCATAACCATACAGGGCCATGTATTTGTGAAAAATGTTCACGTTAGAAGAGTGGTGGGCGGCGAATTTTACAGCGCAGATCACCTTACTAACGAAGAGAAAAGTGTTTGGGGATTGGACCCGAAGCAAGCACAAAAATTTGATGGAAGATTTTTCATTTGCGAGCCCTATATAACGGTAGACTTCGCAGAGTGGGAAGCGGTAAAGGGAAGTGTTTCGAGCGGCGGTGCAACCGACGCGGAGCCAGAAAACTCTCAAGCTGAAGATGATCCGGCCCCCGAAACTAGGACCGCACAAGCGTTAGAGCGTGCGGTTCAAATCGAAATGCAGCAATTTAATGCAGCAAACAATATCGAGTGGGCTTCTATGTTTAATAGTCAATGGTCCAAGCTGGAACGCATCGCTTATAAAACCTCTAGGAATCACAACTTCATAACTCCATACCCTTGGAGTCGAGCAAAGCTAACAAATATTTTCTCGCACAACGTTGACCCAGATGATGGCGCAGTTAATGCACCTGGCAAACCTGCAACTATATTAAAACAAATATATAATATAGTTATTCAGATGCCGAAGGCGGACCCAAACGCTAAGCCGGGCACCACTGACCCCAGAAAAATTGGTGAGAGTGAGCTTAAGGCTCTTAAGTCACTAACTTATTACGTACCCACTTTTAGTAGATGCGGCAAAAACAAAAACAACATTTCTTTAAAAGAGACTTTCTTCAGCAACCAAACCTCTTACAACTTGTTTACCGCTAGCCAAAAAGTAGACGAAGCTCTTTGCGGTAAATATTCCTGTGGGGCAGTCCACGCTTATACCAGAGTTCCACCAATAGGTCTCTCTAGAGCCGCTGGCGTGAGCGACTCTAACATGAAACGAGTCGATAGCCGAGGAAACGTACTAAAAGATGCTAATGGTAATGATATAACTTATACCGATTACAAGATTGATGGCCCCAAAGATGACCCACTGCCAATCTGTGGTAATGCGACTATCACCTTTAGATTTTTCCCAACGCAAAACACGCAAGTAAGAAGCAATCTTTATAACGAGTCCGTTAGTAGTGCTTTTCTTGGCCAAACGGGCTTTAACATAAGTGATTCTTGTTTGCCTTTGTATGAGGTTTCGGATACTAATGGAAAGGTCACTTCGGTAAAAGACGCTGATGGTAATGTGATCTTTACGGTGCCAAGTAAAAATTGGCTGGCTGAAATTCCTGTACGATCACCCGGATTCTTCGCTAAGCTGGTTGGCAAGACAGAAGCCGACTACACACCTGCTACGGCAGATGTAACTTTACCTGAAATCTGGGGCAACTGGAGCAACGCTCAATTCAACCGGAAAGCGAGTGGTGGAAAAGAATCTTGGACATCAGGTTGGGTTCAAGGGGCTCTGAATCATGACAACTTTGTTTCTAGTATATTTAAAATAATCGTTGAGCTTTTTGTGGGCGACGTGTCTCCCAATTTGGCTATATTCCACCTTAGAAAAGCCTCCGCTAAAACACGCGTTTGGGATTACAAAAACGTAGGAACCGTTTTGGGCTACACATATGATCTACGGAAAGCTTACGAATATCACCGCATGATGCAAGATGGTTGGGCTCCTTATGCTCATGAATACGCGGGCGAAGACGCGATATCCACCAAAAACCCGTTTAAAAAAGGCGAAAGAAACACATATAACGGCAATAGTATTGCCGTATATCATCTTGCTCACGTTGGAAAAATCTTACAAGGTTTTTATAACGACCTTGCCTTGAGTAAAGAAACTTGGACGTCAAGCAACACAAAAGCGGCGCCTATTGATCCATTTAACGAGAGCACACTAACAAACAACATTCACCCTTCTAGAAAACAGTTTGTTTCGCATGTTTTTGGTACACTTAAATATGACAACAAAGACCTCAGTCTTGGCTTTCGTATGAAAGGTTACCATGGTAGCCCACTTGAAATAACGGAAAATTCTTTTGAATCGTATAACCAACCGGAAAAAACGCTCACCGTAACTAGGACTCTTTCTGGTCTGTGTTATCCCGTGGTAAACGATTACGGCTACAAGTGGGAGAGGCTCCTTTTAATGGAGGACTCTGATAAGTATTACGATAAGAAGGCGATTAATCCGTTTGAAAATTTCCAGCCTAGGTCGCAACAAAGACAAAGCAACGGCGCAAAATTAGGGCACTCCGTATTCGCTACTAGCGATAACACTGTACCCCTTGGCTGGAGAGAGATTATTGACGGGATTGACGAAAAACACAATGGGACTATTTTTGCTCAGACTTATACCAATACCGCTCAACTATCAGAGCATTACGGCTGGAACAAGACGATAAAAGATTATAAAAAAGAAATTTTAGGAAACCCTAACGCTACTGACGCAGAGATTGAAAAAGCTTGGAACGGAGATGCTGACGCTATGGTTGAGTCCAACTTTCCAATCAGAGAATCTCAAGAAATAACTGGCCCTGATGAAAACGACGTGGTGCAGGAGGTGCAGTTGTATACTGAATCTCAAGGCACGCAGGGCGTAGGATATAACCCTTGGGCTGGTTTTGACATGTCAACCAATACGTCAGATTACGCGGCGGGAGAATTCATAGACAGCAGCCTAGACAACATTAATAATCAAGAAATTAGGCCTCCCCTTGATGAGACTTTCCCAAGTAAAAACGAATGGAATGATTTAGCCAAAGCAATGGACGAAAAAATAAAGGGAATGGCACAAATATTCCCTAGGATTTATATCACTGATTATAAATTCGGATATCAAGCGCAAGAGAATACTGACGGATCACTTATTTCTATACCGATTAACGCAGACGAAAATGGAGTGGCTAAAAACACCAATATAATTGATCTTAAAAACTTTATTAAAGAATATATTAAAGCGGACAAGTTAGATCAAAATGGTAATCCATCATGGAAGTCTGACTCTTGGAGCGCTTGGGATAAGGCTTACAAAAACGCTATCGAAGGAAACTGGGGGCTGGAAGGTACTGGCTCATCAAAAACCGCTGCAATGGCAGACCTTAGCGGCCAAGCTCTTTTATACTCTGAAATGGTGAATAAATTTCACTATTTAGATTGGGATGATGCCGCTGTGAACGGGCACACCACTGAAATTAAAAACGCTGTGCCTATGGATGCTTGGGGGGATATCAGCACTGATGATCAAAAAGCCAAAATTACTCATACTGTAGGCTGGGGTCACACCGAGGAAGAGGCAGAAAATAATGCTCGTTTTGCTTTAGAAACCGAACTCATAAACAAACTTTTCACCAAGGCCGTTCCAAACAGTTGCATGCTTAACTACGATGTTACGGATAAAACTACTTGGAAGGTGCAAAGCAACAATCCTTTAGATTCATTTAATCTTAATTGGAAGAGAAAGAGTAGCATAACAACAACCATAACCGACAACCCAGAAACTCCTTTTTGTCAAGCGGGAATCCCCGCTGATGCAGATGATCATAAAGGTTGCGCTTGGATTCCTAGAAAATATGAAATTATAAACCCTGATACTTCAAGTTATACCAACTCACAAAATGTAAGCTTCGGGCCTATTTCAGACAATACAAAGAATAATCAAGATAAGTTTACATCTTTAAAATCAAGATACCACGCAGGGAACAAACCGGATGGTAGGGACATGGGCGAAGTGTACAAAGTAACTGACGGATGTCTTCAACCGAAAATAGTGAGTTGGAATAGACCTTTCAACGAGCTTTATGGTTTTTGGTGCGGCTCAGACGTTAGTGAAAATGGTAAAAACGCAGCTAAGGCTGACGCTTTAAGTCAATTGGCTTACGTTTATCATAACGTAATACAGTATGGATCGCCACAGTCGCCACCCCCTAACCCCTCTAGTTTTGCTGGAGGAAAAATTCTCAATGAGCCCTCAGCTAACGTAAATATGGGTTGTCAATGCAAATTCCCAGACCAAGACGCCTTGGAGAACTCAAGCCAAGCCTTTGATCCTGCGAGCAACAAATGGAAAGTAGACAACAATAACTACAGCGATCTGAAAAATCCATATCAAGTAAAACATTTAAGCTTTACGGACTACATAGAAGACAGTGTTGGTTATATTGCACAGCACGGAGGACAAGGAACCGCTGGATATAGAACAGTTACTAACAATCCAACCATCTACACAGTAGAAAAAGGATTTTGCAGTATAGACGGATACAATAATCAAGCGGACTGTACGAGCAACGGTGGTACGTGGACCTCTAAAACTAGAGTGTCAGCAAAAGGAAGCACTTCGCAAGAGGCTTCAGATAGAGTGAACGGCTTGTTGAACATGTATAAGAGTAGTGATAATCCAGCTTATGGTATTTATTTCGGCGCATCTACAAACAATATACTTAGTCACAGCAATTGTACAGAGTGCAATGGAACATTATCAACTGTCGAATCAGATTATCAAAACTTGAATTTCATAGCTTGGACTCATGGGGACTTCAGTGATCATTTGTACAACATGGATTCTTTTTCGTATAATGGTGACGCAGGGGGCAGCACCGATCCATCCGATTGGAACGGCTGGGGCAACACATCTAATATTGACTATTGCATGATGCAGAATGCTTACGACAGCCCACCCACAGCCAACGGCAACGGCTACACTGGAGAATACGGACAGCATGGTCGCGGTTATCTTCACAATGATACAGTTAGAGCTGATTGGACTAGATGGGCGCAAAGCGGAAAAATAAATATCCCAGTTGCTTCAGCGGGATCAACAGACACTACCCTGCAAGACTTGTACGAATGTATTCAAGAGCAAGCATTTGAAAAATACATAGGAAATGACACTACTTTCACCAATGGGCTCAAAGACGTTCCGCCAGGTAATGATGTGCTCTTTTCCAACATGGGTGATTTTGGTAGTCAGTGGTATGACAGCAGTCACTCAAGTTATTTAGACCTAATTTCGGATGGCACCTACACCTCAACCGCTGATGGCACGGTCTTTGTTGATAGCGACACGATAGGCGTTAATGTAGGCGCAGACGCTACCGCAACAAATCATTACAGTAATTGGGATATACCATACGGCAACCCGCCGAACGCAGGAAACGCTCAAAACGTTAACCAAAGCACTTGCGGGTGCGAGCAAACTACTTTGTGCAGTCATGCGGACGCGATGACTGCGGGATGGGACATACCAGGAGGAACTAGTGCGCCAAATTCTACATACCAATGCTACGGAAGAGTCGTTACTAAAAATTATACAGACGGCAACAATAACATCATACCGATCTCTTTGTACGAACAAGTAATCTCTGGCAAGGCTACAAATCCGGATGGCGACACAAGATGTGGAATTATATCTCAATCATATTGGGGCACACTTACTCATAAAGACTATGACGGAACCAATAGTTACACCGCTAAAATGGTGTTGAATGATTCTTGCGAAACTTACGCGTTTGAGATTTCTGGGCTGTGCCCAAGTGTGGATTCAAACATACATAAAGTTGAAGTCTCAGGAACTTTGAGTTGCGGGTTGACTCAGCACAAGTATAAGGCTGGACTTTTAAGGAATAAATATAAAGGATACCTTTTTGCTAGCGGGTTAACTCCTTGGGTTACTGGTACAGCAGACTGGACAAATGGAGGAATAACAGTTTATAAGAACCCCACCACCAAGCGAGTCGCAACAAGATTCCACGAACAAGAATATGTAGTAAACTACGGCACCGACGCTAAAGCCATAGATATCGATTATTCAAAAGCTCAAAAAACTCCAAATAATGCTGGAGCCGTTAGTAACAGTGCTCCAATAAATAGGAATAGAGGAGTTTTGATTTCTTCGGTTCCTAGCGCTAATACTGCGGGCCACAACCATTTGAGCACCGCTACCGCATGGGCATTAAAGCTGGGCACTTATACACAAAATTGGGCAAAGGTCAAATACAACGCTAGAACGCCGAAGGGGAAAGGTCCTGAATGTCGCGGGTGGGATGCGGATGGTAATTGTATAGAAATTGATCCAACATGGAAACCAGGTTTTGATACCAACGAAAATGGTTACGGAGACCTAGTGTTTATGGGCGGATGGGATTTAATTAACCCCGCTTGGGGTAACGCAACAACAAACGAGGCTGACCAGTATTTAAGCAACACCCAAGGCGAGAGCGTTATAATTTATGACCCCAGCCGCGCGGTTGGCTTCGGTAAGAAATTTCGAAGACAAGGTGGGTCGAAAGGTAAAACGGTAATAAACGACACTGCCAGCACCGCAGTTAAAAATGCTTACGTTTTAAAGGTGAATAACAAAACTTATGGCGGAAATTCTGCGGCCAAACAGGGCGTGATCCACGCGGTATTTTATACCCAAGAATCTTATGAGAAGTACATACAAAATATTCACGTAACTAAAAACGTGCAGGTTTTAGATTATGGATCAACAACAGCCGCTTCTGAAACTAGCTGGATAAATATTCCATCTATAAAAGGAGTGAAGGCCGCGTCCGGAGCTAAATCCAAAACTTTTGTTGGCGTTCAATACGCTATTCTGAAAACAGACACAGCCGCTTGCGAGCACTGCTTGTCTACTGAATTATCCGAAGTGCCTGACAGCAGGACCCACGATTATTTTAAAGATAAAATGTACTTTGGCGAGCAATTTTTTATAGGCCAGAAAGTTAAATGGGATATATATAAAGGAAATTACGTTTTCAAGGTTCCTCTAAAATTGACAGGCAATGACGTGAAAAGCCCTCTAGATGGTTCTAACGTAAGGTTGGAGGATTGGGAAGAGGCTGTTACTCCTCAAGAAGCGGCTTTTGATGAAGACCTATCTAGGGAACATTATTTATTAACCACGAATTCCCTTAACAGTTGGCAACCACCAGCTCTTTCGTGCGGTGGATATTCTAAGCTAGATAAAATAGTAGACTTCTCAACTTGGACAAATAGATCGTGGTCACAGATTCCTAAGGGTGGAATAATCGAATGGAACGATGGAAATATGCCAGATGGAGTTATGTATAAGGGTCCGGACGCTAGCTCTAATACGATTGTCGGGGAATCGAGCAGCTCAGTTGGCAACGACGTATTAGTTGGCGAGACCATCACTGAGTTTGATGTTAACCCTCAAAACTACTCAACGGTGATTGGGAAAGAAAAATACTATTTCCGAGTTGGTAAAATGGTTCAGGTGTACAGCATATCTACCCCCACTAAATACTTAATAGGAGAAATAAAACAGTTTGCCATGAATGGTAATTTAGCACGAATAGATATTAAAGTTACCGAAGTGAGCGCCACCTTCGATGACCCCGCCGACAAACAAGTACAATTAATAGCGCACCCATATAACATGCTTTTTGATGGTGGGGCTTACGATGTACTATCCGAGAGGTTCCCGAACAAGGGTAAAGCTATAACCAACGTAACTGAGCGTAGAAATGTTGGAACAAAGTCCAAAGATTTAGACTTAAGCAAGGGAGCGTATGACGTCGAGGGCGCTGACAATAGCTACACAAGTAATACTTGGGGCTCATAAATTTAGAATTTTAAAGAAAAAAAAAGTATAATAATTGACCATATTGGGTGAATTCGGGGAAACTCTCTTTTGAGACAATCCCGAGCCAAGCCAGAGTGGACTGAGTTTCTCTGGAAGGTGTAGAGACTAGAGGGTGAGTTCCAACGATAACCCCTCCACGAGCGCCCAACGCCGAAAGGTGAAGATATAGTCCGAACTATATGGCGACATATAGAAGCTGTAATTAAAAAAACAGTGATAACATAATTGGATTAGTGGGAAGTCGGCTCAGTGTTAGCGCCGCCCCGAGCCAAGGGTTGGCTCGCTAATAGACTGTCCCGCTGTCGGTTAACCAAAAAGGAATAAGGAAATGCCAGCTAAGAAGAAAACAACTAAAAAGGCTTCTGCACGTAAGGGTAAGAGGGTTGACTCTCTTTCTCAAGCCCACGGCAAAGAAGAGAAATATGAGCCAACCACTTTAGATCAAATTTGGGGTGATACAGGAATGTCCAAGTATAAAACCTTGGATGTAGAAGAATACGAGGAGCAAATCAAAGAGTATTCCAAGTCCGAGCTTCAAGCTCACGCCGTAAAAGTAGGTTTAATTCCAGTAGACAACCCCACGCAGTTAAGAAAAAGACTGATGACCGAGTTTAGGAAGCACGCGTCTGTGTATAAAGCGCCAATTCACGCGAAAAAAGACGAAACTCCCATCTCTCCAGAAGTACGTAAAATATTAAATGAGGGAAAATAATTGCTTCTATATCTATGATTTGTGTAATGTTAGATATAGTATATGGCTGCTCATTATGATTTAAATATTACTCAAGGGAACTCCTTTCATATAAGGCTTGCTGTCGTTTCGCCTACAGGCACGCCTTTTGATTTGACTAATTGGAATTTGAGGGGCTTTGCTAAATTAAAGTATTCAGAAAGCAATATTCTTATAGACTTGCAGCCCACCAAAGCATCCCCACAGACTCAAGGGCTTGTTGATATATCTATACCAGCCAGCTTTACCAAAACGCTCCCTATTACAGAGGGCGTTTTTGATATAGAAATGTATGATGATTCTGGTTTCGTAGACAAACCAATCAAAGGCTATGTAAGAATTTATCCGGAGGTTACATCTTAAATGTCGCACACAGTACAAGTCATTACGTCAGGGAAAAGTCTTCAGGCTGTTCCTGTTTATCCAGGTAGCAATGTTCCCGTAGTAATTCAGGGCACAGTTGGGCCATCAGGAGCGAGAGGCGGCGCTGGGCCTTCGGGCGCTACCGGGCCTGCTGGACCTCAGGGCATACAGGGAATTGTTGGTCCGTCTGGACCAGTCGGGCCAGTTGGTCCCAGTGGACCGCAGAGCCCAATCACTGGACATTTAATCCCCGATGCGAGTGGCGTATACGATTTAGGCTCCCAAGGAAAACATTTTAGGTCTTTGTACCTTCACGGGCAAACTATTCATAGTTATGACCCTGCTGCTGGAGGATACAACTCTGTAAAAATAGAGGACGGATCAATTTCTGTAACCAAACCAGGACAAATAGTAGAGGAGTGTGCCAGCACCACTTGGTCACAATCAAGCACTTACTCTATAAACGATACGGTCTGTGCTCAGGTTCCGGGAACCACTGAGTATCAATGCTACGAATGCCAACCCAATTTAACTTCGCTGCCAGACGTAAGCGGCCTTTGCTGCTTGAATAATAATTGTGTTGTAACCACTCAGGCCAACTGCTGCGCTTCTGGAAGCAGTCTATTTTATCCGAATGTGTATGATTGCAACGCAATGAATATTTGTGATGCGAATGGTAATGGTAGCGATCCTTGCCAAGACTCATTTGGAACTGGCGTATCTGCAAACTGCACAGGTGTTCCAGGAAATGACCCGACTTGGCAATATTGCAGCGCCCCACCAACGGTTGTAAATACTGATACATGTCCGTGCGCGGATTGGGGGAGGCTTTATAAATTTGGGGGATATGTTACTGATGATAAAAGCCTAGGAGAAGGAACGTTTGCTTTTTGGAGAAACCCGTACAACAACGGAACCTCTATGGAAACTGTTGAAAGAGTTCTTTGGAATGACAACGACGCAAAAGGCGAATCAACCATATACTTTAAGGATGACGCTCAAAACAAGCGATATGCTTGGCCCCTTGATGAAGACTGGATGGGACGAGACGGTCTTGAGAAAATGCAGAATTATGGGCTGGGTGGAACATTCGGAGTTTTTAGAAAAGATAAGCCGAATGAATACGTAAAAATTCAATTGAGAAAGCCGACAGTCAACATTGGCGGGCTGAAGGAATCAACATGGGCAAGATTTATTAACGCCTTAAAGAATGGTCAAGCGCTTAATCAAACCTACAGCTTTGTACCTACTGGCGCGAAGTTTTTAGGAGCAAATTGGGAAAATTTTAATTACGGTTGTGAAGAAGCTTCTGTACCGTATTGTCTTCTTCCAAACGGTAGCACAAGCCCCCTGTTGAAAGAGGCCTGTGAGGATGCTGGGGGAACATATAAAGAAAGCGAGCCCTTACCGATTACTAAGTCTTGGGGCCAATCTCAATTGAATGGTCCTGATTATTCTTCATACAAATATAATACCAAAAATGGGCTCGGAGGATTTAATGGGCCAGATTGGAGCAATACGAGCATAAGAAGTGCTTTAACAGCGCAGCAAATGATGGACGAAGTAACTTCAGCTTTTAATCAATGGGCAGATTTATTCAATGATGTTTATAAAGACGTTAAAGACTTTAGCGTGTCCTTTACTAATTTAGGTTTAGAAAACCCAGCTAATTGGGTTGGCAATGTAAACGGTATAGAAAACCCAGCTCAATACATTGATGATGTTCGTGAAAAACCAAAAAAACCTCAAGCACTAGAAAATCTCGGTGGCTTCAGGATGGCGGAAGAGCCCACAGAAGCCTTTAAAGATTTATCGTGGAACAGTAATAATACCGCAGGGTGGCCAGGAGGTTTTAGATTTTCGTTAGTTGATTTTAATATTAAAAATGAAAACACGCTTGCATCGATGAAGCCTTTGGCTGATGTATTTAGTGATAGTCACAATAAGCCAAGTTCAGATATTATGATTAACGCCAACGTTTGTTGGAGATTGGATTCTCAAACCGCAAATTATAATTTAATTATAGATACTACATCTGAAAATAAATTTTTTGTACCTACCTTTTCGGGTTACGAAAAGGATGCTTGCGATACTGCCAAGCTTACAAAAGAAGGTTGGAATCTCAGAGATTTAGGCGCTTTCCCAAACGCTATTGGCTGCGGCTGGATTGCCCGCAATGACTCACCCACAATTGCGGTACAAGTTAAACTCCAGGGCACAGGAGAGCGAACAGTAGTAGTGGCAAAGAAAGGTTGGGCAGATGGTTTTATATCTCTCTATCCGAAGTTTGGCAATACTAAAAGCTTACAACACGTTATCATGCATGAGATAGGACACTCTCTCGCCTTCAATCACGAAAAAGATGGCTGGCATATGGAGGGTTTGGGAAATGTAGAAGGAGATAAGAAGCTCCTGTTCTCGGGACCGAAAAAACCCTTCTCTTTAGATCGTCCAGCATCCGTTCAGGACGCCGCAGTTCAAGCCGCGCAACCCCACAAAACAGAGAACCATCTTTCTTCATTACGAGGGGTTCATAGAACCCATTGGAAAGAAGCGTTTGTGATAATGTCCTCATCGGGTCCCATAGAGAATTTAAGAGAACTTTTCCCAAATGGGGAAGCTAAAAACTGCGCGCTTCATAGAGAGTATGCAGAAGCATTGGGGTTAATTCATCTAGCGAAACACAATCCTTTGGGATACAGAAAGGCTACTATCTTACAAATTACTGAAAACACTTTAAGTCAGCCGTTAAAAATCGGAGAAGAGGTGTGGATATGTTATGAGCCTGATATGACTGAAAAGATGGGCGCGCCGCAGCATTTGAATACAAAGGAGAACATAAGAATCTACGAAGAAGAGAGCTTCGGGTGGAATAAACCCAAACCCATGCAGGAAGGGGAAATAGACGCACTAATACGAGGAATCAACGAAGGGAAGTACGATAACATCGGCCCTTGGGACCCGAATAAAAATTACATCGACGGAAAAGAGCTAGAAAAGGAGGATCATTAAATGAAAACGCATAACGCTGGCGAAACAAGTATTCCAATGGTTTTATTTACTGGGGCTAGTGGTCTCTTTACTTTAGAAAACAATTATGAACATGGCTATCGAGACGCTAGTGTCGTTGTACACCACGGAGTTAAATATCAAGCCTTAAAATACTCAAGCGGCATCGAACCGGGCGTTAGCCCTCATTGGCAAAACTACTGGAAAGAAGTGGGCGTTTCTGGCGCTGGTTCTAAAGTAGCCGTCCAAGACGAAGGCTCATTTATTACATATGTTGCTACTGGTTTAAATTTCGTGGGCTCTGGCGTAACAGCTACAAACAATAATAATTTAGTTACAATTAATATTCCGGGTGGACCCTCAGGCGCAAGAGGTGCCGTGGGGCCAGAAGGACACTTTGGTGGAGATGCTCAATTATTTAATTACTATACAGGCAAAGATGATGCTGGTGTAGACAATTCGTTAACAGGTAAAGACGGCTTTCTTTCGATCTATGGACCAAGAGGAAAAGACGAGAGAATATTTTTTGATTATTTAGATGGTACTGCTGGTAATGTTAATGTTTCTGGCTGGGGAACATGCATGACATACCCAGGAAATATTAAAATATACAAACTCAATGAGCCGCATAATTATCAAACTCATAAATTAACTTCATTTACTAGCACCAATTTTGGTTCTCCTTGGCCCGCGCTAGTCTCTGGTTGTAAACACGGTGGTACGGTTACTTTTAAATACAGCTTTATAAAACTCGGAACCCGTACGGCAGATGGTAATTATCCGGGAGCTTACACGGCATACGATTTCCCCAACACTCACACTGGAGATGTGGGCGCTGCATTTAATGATTGGAAAGAAGCGTTTGAGGAAATTTACCCTAACCTCACTTTAAATTTTCAAAACATGGGTCACGAGACTGGTACGGCAGTGGGTTCCGATCAGTATATAGATGACAACTTTAACACCGGCCAATACGATTATGCAATACCCCATCCTAACGAAACCAACATTGGTGACATAAGAATTGCTATACATCAAATAGATGGCACAGCAAATACTTTAGCTCATAGTTATCAGCCGGGAGGCGTGCTGGGTGTTACAGGAAATAAGGGTGGCGATATTCACTTTGACTACTGGGAAAACTGGAGAGTTGACAGTGACTCTACAAATGCCAGCACGCACTACAGTATTAAACGCGTTGCTGCTCATGAAATTGGCCACGCTTTAGGCTTGGGTAATGATACAGACAGCTCAGCAGTAATGTATGATACTATCGCCGTTGGTGATACGTATGATACAAAATTCCCCTCAGGCATAAAAGCCTCTGTAAAAGATTTAGAGAACATTGAAAATATTTACGGAAACACTTGGGGCTATCACAAGAAAAGCACGGAAAAAATTTGCGACTATTCTAACTGGTCTGATGGAGACAAAGTAGTTATTAACTGGGCTCCTGGTAGTAACGAGCGGGGTCCTGCTGGTCCCGCCGGTCCTGCGGGTGCAACCGGACCCCAGGGAAGCACTGGGGCTACTGGAGCTACCGGGCCTCAAGGCCCAGCGGGTTCTAGCGGAATGACCTCGTTTACTTTAGCTGGAGACAGCGGAAGCAGCGAGACCGTGGGAGACGGAAACACCTTGACTGTTGCTGGTGGAAACGCGGTAGATACAGCGATCAGCGCCACTGACACGGTTACCATTAATCACGCGGATACATCTTCTCAAGCTTCTGTAAACAACACTGGTAGAACATATATCCAAGATGTTACAGTGGACACTTACGGACACGTCACAGGTTTAACCTCTGCAACAGAAACCGTAACTGATACCACTTATTCTGCTGGTACATTAATGGATTTAGCTACTACAACATTTAATGTTGATCTATCTGAAGCTGCCGAAGCTCAACTTGGGACTGGTGACTATTTGATATTCCTAGATGGAGGAGCCACTGGAACCGCTGCTAAAGAATCCTTGGATGACTTTGCTGATTTACTTGCTGGAGATGGCCTAACGGCAACCACCTCAGTCATCGCTGTTAATGTAGACGATTCGACCCTTGAGATAAGCGGGGATCAAGTAAGGGTAAAAGACAACGGAATCACAGGAGCCAAAATCGCCCTAGGTTCTGATGCTCAGGGCGACATAATGTATTATAGCGGCACAGATTGGGTTAGGCTTGCCGCTGGTACATCAGGACATTTCTTGAAAACCCAAGGGGCAGGAGCCAATCCAGTATGGGCAGCGGCTTCGGGAGGAGGAACCGCTAGCGACTCCTTTAAGACTATTGATGTAAATGATTCTGATTCAGGATTTACTTGGGGAAGCAATGATGTAATTGCGGACTCGAGCACGGACACTTTAAAGCTCATCGCTGGTACAAATATAACTTTAGAAAGTGATGCTACTAATGATGCAATTCGTATTACTGCCGCTGGCGGCGGAGGAAGTGGAGACATCACGGGAGTTACGATCACCACGGACACTGGCGCGGGAAGTAAAGCGGAAGACACTAGTGGTTCAGCAGACTTCAGCATCCTAGGCGGAACTGGAGCAAGCGTGACGAACTCTGGAGCTACAATTACCATCACTTCAGAGGATGGTGAGATAGACCACGACGCCCTAAGTAATTTCGTTGCCAACGAACATATCGATTGGACTACCGATCAAGGATCAACGAATATCCATTCCGGAAATTATACAAACACGACTTACGTAAGCTCTGATTTTGACCACGATCAACTCACCAATTTCGTTGCCAACGAACATATCGATTGGACCGCTTCTAGCGCGGGAACAATTCACGCCAGTAACTATACTGATACAAATACTACTTATTCTATATCTTGCGTAGACGGTGATAACTCTGATGAAGAAAAGATTAGATTGACCGACTCTAGCTCTGGCACTGATGATATAGTTCTTGAGGCGGGAACAGGATTAAGTATTGCTAGAAGTGGAGATAAAATTACATTTACTAACACAGTAAGTGATTCAAACCTTACTACAGAAGAAGTCCAAGATATTGCGGGAGCTTTGGTCGCTACTGGCGGAACCAAAACAGGCATCACTATTACCTATGATGATACTAATGGAGATATGGATTTCGTCGTTGACCACGACGCAGCAAGTAATTTCGTGGCAAACGAACACATTGACCATACGTCTGTAACTCTTACCGCTGGAGATGGATTAACTGGCGGTGGAGACATCAGCGCAAATAGAACTTTTGCTGTTAGCGTGGATGATAGCACAATCGAAATAAACAGTGATTCCTTACGCGTTAAAGATAACGGTATCACAGGCGCAAAAATCGCTCTTGGCTCTGACGCCCAAGGCGATGTCATGTACTATAACGGCACAAATTGGGCAAGGCTAGCCGCTGGAACCAACGGGCACTTCTTAAAGACTCAAGGCTCGGGCGCAGACCCAGTTTGGGCTTCAGCTTCCACGAGTGGCATGTCCAACTTCGTATTGGAAGATGGAGACGGAACAGAAGTCACTATTAACGACGGTAAAGAAGTTAAGTTCGTTGAGGGTAACGGAATTGACATCAATTGGACTGACAGCAGCACTGGTGATGATAGTGACCCATATGATTTAACATTTACCGTAGATCATGATGCGGCTACTAATTTTGTAGCCAACGAACACGTTGACCATAGCGGCGTAACCCTTACCGCTGGAGACGGCCTGACAGGCGGTGGAGATATTACCGCAAGTAGAAGTTTCGCTGTCAGCGTTGATGATAGTACAATAGAAATTAACAGCGACTCCTTGCGTGTTAAAGACTCTGGGATAACATTAGCTAAGATGGCCAATCTTGCCGACATGAAAGTGCTCGGTAACGTATCTGGAGGTGCCGCTGCTCCTGCGGCGGTAAGCATCCTAGACGAAGATGCTATGGGCTCTAATAGCGCTACCTCACTAGCCACGCAACAATCTATCAAGGCTTATGTTGACTCCCAAGTTCAACCAACCCTAACCACAGAGCAAGTTCAGGACATTGTCGGCGGCATGGTAGACGATACAGAAACAGGCATTTCCGTAACCTATGATGATACAAACGGTAATTTAGAATTTGTTGTTGACCATGATGCCGCTAATAATTTCGTGGCTAACGAGCACGTTGACCATACCTCCGTAACCCTTACCGCTGGAGACGGCCTGACAGGCGGTGGAGATATTAGCGCCAACAGAACGTTTGCGGTTAGCGTAGACGATAGCACAATCGAAATCAACAGTGACTCTTTAAGGCTAAAAGATTCTGGAACTACATTGGCCAAGATGGCTAACCTTGCCGATATGAAAGTAATCGGTAATGTTTCAGGCGGTGCTGCAACCCCTGCCGCCGTAAGCATCCTTGACGAAGACAATATGGCTTCCGATAGTGCTACGTCGTTAGCTACTCAGCAGTCTATTAAGGCCTATGTTGATTCTCAAGTTCAGCCGACTCTGACTACGGAGCAAGTTCAAGACATTGTCGGCGGAATGGTAGACGATACAGAGACAGGAATTTCCGTAACTTACGATGACACAAATGGCAACCTAGAGTTCGTGGTAGACCATGATGCAGCCAATAACTTCGTGGCTAACGAGCATGTTGATCACTCAGGCGTCACTTTAACTGCGGGCACTGGCTTGAGTGGTGGAGGAGACATTACCGCGAGCAGAACATTTGCCATTGACGCAGCGCAAACAGGTATAACTTCTCTTCTGGCTACTGACATTAAGATTGGTGAGGATGACCAAACTAAAATTGATTTTGGAACAGTTAACGAAATACACCTTTACGCCGACAACACTAAGAGAGTAACGATAGACTCTACTGGTTTAACCGTCAACAGTGGCAGCTTGGAAACAGCGACCATTGATTATACTGATGGCGACAATGCAATTACTATTGCTGATGGAGGTGGATGTACCTTCCCGCAAGAAGTTACCTTTAGTTCTGGATTTGACGTAGGCTCAGACGCAGAGGGTGACATACTATACCACAACGGCACTACTTACGTAAGACTTGCCAAGGGTTCTGATAACCACGTACTCACCATGAATGGTAACGTACCAAATTGGGAAGCGGCTTCAGGTGGAGGTAGCTCAGTTTCTTTCGGTTCTGACAATCAGATACCTTACATGAATTCTGGCGGTGATGATTTCGAATATTCTGCTAATTTTACGTGGGGTCATAGCTCCAATCTGTTGAAGGTAGATGGAGATATCGAAATGGCTGAGAAGCTCTTTCATAAGGATGATTCTAATACCTTTCTCCACTTTGTTGGCGGCGACGATTTTCGTATTGTCGCTGGCGGTAAGGAGTATTTATCAATAGACGCTAGCTCCGCTAATGAGGTTTGTATCAATGAGCAAGGCGAATCTTTTGATTTTAGGGTTGAAGGTGACACCAACGCTAACTTGCTCTTTGTTGATGGTAGCGCTGACAAGGTTGGCATAGGCCTTAATGACCCAGACGAAGCTCTAGAGGTGGCTGGCAGCATTCACATACAAGGAAATATACGTTCTGATGTTCATGATTATGGAACGTCTGGTGATTTTGACCCAGATTTCGATGAAGACGCGTTACAGAAGGTAACTTTGAGCGGGGGCACCATTAACGCTTCGGCAAATAGAGCTGCTGGAAAATCGATTGTGATTAAAATCGCCGCTGGCGGAAGCGCAAGAACTTTCACTTGGAATAGTAGCTGGGTATTCATCGGTGAAAAACCAACCAGCATCGCCGCAAATAAAATAGCCTTACTAAGTATGACCTGTTTTGGCACGGCTGAAACCGATGTTGTTTGCAGCTACGCAGTTCAAGATTAATCATGTCTATTCATGTCCACAAAACTGGTTTAGTCAAAACATTAGGTCAGCAATCTGATGGTATTGTTACTAGTAATTTAATTGGTAATTTTGACCCATCCTCAGACGTTGAAACCGCTTATTGGGGTAATCAAGTCGCTGAAGGAAAGAGCTTAAGGAGGTTTAACAGTATTACTCATAATAATTCTGCTCCTCACAATTTTCAATTTGACGGAACTGACGATTATCTTGGTGCCGCTTCAAGTGGGTATGGAGGAGAGCCCTTTACGATCAACATAGCTAACGCATATACTTTAGGCTGTTGGTGGAAACATAAATCTGGAGGGCATAATAATGTATTTAGATTGGGAAACTACACTAGTGGTGGACTCATGCTTTTTATTAGAAGTGGGAGCGGAGTAGAATTATATGTAAATAATCAAGGAACTAGTAATGTCGCTCTACCCAAAGGTAACGATAAATGGTATTATCTTTCAGTGGTTCACGATGGAAGCAACAACTATACTGTTTTTATAGATGGAAGTTATGCGATATCTTTAACCAAAACTGGAGCAACAGGAACTCAAAACCTAGAGATTGGCAGATTTGACGATAGTAATTTTTCAGTAAGTGCGAGTAAGGTGAGCCACGTACATGTTCATAGCGTCGCCCTAAAAAACTCCCAAATCAGACAAAACATGTTAGCTTCACATGACATAAACGACGCTAGAATATACGGAGCAACTTACGCAGCATGAATTATATTATTGTTCCATTTGAATTTTTAGAATACGTTGATTTTTCAAAAGTAAAACAAACGAACCCAGAAAGCTTACGTTACTCTATAGATAAAAAAAAATTCTTACTTAAATACGAAGGGGAACAGCCCCAATTCGTATTTAATATAACCCAAGACGCTATTGGCTTACGAGAATATAATCACGAAGAAATACTCGAGATTTTAAAGGGGTCAGAATGGATAACCCAAGACTAAAAATAAACAATCAAGAAGTTGGTTTGAGAGATTTAGGGGACGGTCTATTCGAGCCTAAAAACTCTCACGTACTGCAAGAGGTTATACATGACAATTTTAAACCCAACTCAAAAACTAATTTTTATAAAATCAATGAGCCCACTAAGGATGAAATAGAAGGCTTTCACGAGATACAATCCTTTTGCTTTACCACTTCTATCAATAGAATATCTGAAGCTAAGATATTATTAAAAAGCTTAAGAGAGCATCACTCTCAGCCCATTTACATTCATTGTGATTGGCTTTCTCAATTAGTGATTGAAAGACTAGGGTATAAAGATTTAATTATAAAACCTTTTATAAACGAAAAGTATTTAAAAAACATCGTAAAAGAACACACTAAAGACAAGTATGACATTTTAGAAAAAGTTCACCATTGCCGTTCTGATTATATTTTTGCAAAGTTAAAGTGTCTTAAAGGGGCGATGATGTCGTTTGAGAACACGCTATTCTTAGATACAGATGTAATTGTATTAAATAATCTGCAAGAAAATTTTACTACGAAGATTTGTCTGTCTCCAGCTCACTTCCCTCAGAGTATTGAACACTTCGGTTTTGAGTATGGGTTTTATAATGCGGGTTATGTTTTTTGTGCAGACCGAGGCTTCCCTAATTTTTGGATAAATAGATTCCTAGAAGACTCGATTTTCTACGAACAAGAGTGTATGAATAGATTTTCTAAGCATTACGATATTCAAACTTTTGATAGCTCTCACAACTATGGTTTTTGGAGAGCACAAAACCAACCCGAAAACCCAAAGAGCTTGCACGTTCATATAACTGACGAAATAAAAAAAGAAACAAAAGGAGAAACAGAGCGTCAACTTTTCAATAGTTTTAGAAAAAAATGTTTAGGTATAATTGAGAAGAAAAATCCAGAGCTTTGCTTTTACATAAACAGACTAAGGGATTATAAAAAATACGCGTTTGCACACATGGCAAAATGCGGAGGGACATATGTGAAAACATATTTAAATACCGTTATTCTTAACCCATGCAAAGAGCATATCCCAGAAGGTAAAAACAAAGACAATCCTCACCTAGAATTTCGCAAAGATCAAGTTTCAAAAGTGATAGATGAAGTAGACAAAACAGACCTTACTGAAAATCAATGGATAAGATTTCATCAAAATAGTGTGGACTCCGAAGTCATAGAAAAACTTAATAATTTCGGTTGGGAAACTTTCACATTCTTGAGAGACCCTAGGGATATAATTTGCTCTTTATATTTTTTCTCCAGCAGAAAAATAAAAGCAAGCGAAGAAGATGGTGGTATTAATTTTTTAGCAATGGCGCCTTGGTCTGGTATAGCAGGACATCAAAAACCAGAGATGTGGGACCTTGATAAAGTTGACGTACGTAAGGTTTCTTTGAATGATTTTGTCATAGAATTAATTACCAATGAAAAGTTACATATTTTCTGGCAGATTCCAGAATACATCAACTCTATTAAGCATGTAAATAAAATGAGCCACGAAAACCTCGGTAGGTTCATCAATGAGGTCATTGACCCTGAGCATATTTATAGCCCTATGCCCATAGGAGAAAACCCTTCAAGCAACCAAGGGTTTGAACACTATGTTGGTACTGGAGAAATATCAAAAGAAGCCGTAGGTCTAATCGAAGAATGTCAAAAAATTAAAGACTACAATGAGTGGTTGTGAACAACAGGAAGCAAAACAAAAAATGAATCTTACAGAAGAAAACCTTAAAAAGATTAAATTCAACATACTTTCGGAATTTAACTCCGACTGTTGGATAGCTGGGGGAGCCATAACAGACTTCTTACTGGGTAGAAAGATTAGAGATATAGACATCTTTTTTCCATCAGAGAAAGATATGGGCAAAGCTAAAAATAAGGTGCTTTCTATGGGTGGAAAGCTATCTTACGAATACACGCAAGGCTTCAATATGAAATACAAAGGCTGTTTCTATGATTTGGGCTATCTAGGCTCTTCCCCCAAAGAGACTATAGATAAATTTGATTATACTGTATGCTGTATTTCAGTGGACAAAAACAAGAAATTTTTGTATCATGATGAGTATTTCGATCATTTGGATAAAATGGAGCTGCATTACTTGGGTAATCACCCCAATAAATTCTATTTAAATAAGGCTAAAAGGATGCTTAGATATCTAGACAAAGGGTTCTCTATAAGCCAAGAGCAAACAGAAAAATGGTTAAATATGCTTATTAAAGATCATAAGACTAAAAGGCGACATAATTAGTGTAAATTAAACTGGTATGAAGATTGTTGATATAGCCGATGAAATTTTTCGTGAATTAGACCAGCCAACGGATGTGTCTATTCCGCAGATCGCCTTTTGGATCAGAGTCAATGTGGGCTCTCTAAACAACCTGATTCATACCGAATATACGATTGACACCACCACATTAGAGATCAGCCCAGACCCAGGCATACAAGAGAAATCGATCCTGAAAAGGCTGTACAACGTGCATTATTATAACCTTAAACTTCGCAGCACTTTGGGAGCCGTATCTTTGGACACAATTGTTGAGGTCGGCTCCGATGGGTCTTACGTTAAAAAAGCAAATAAAAACGAGACAAGCAAGATATACGTGTCAGTTAAAAAGCAAGAGCAAGAAGAATTAAACAGAGAAATCGCAAGCTATAAAACAGGAAAATCTACCCCAATTCAAATCGCTGGCGATGATACGATTGGGGAAAACTACTTTAAAGATGAGGACGACGTAAGGTCGAATAAGTAAGATGCCTAGCTTAATATCAGATATAGAAAAAAGAGATTTGGGGCTAGTGTTTAAAGACATCTTTGACACCTTTAAAAGAAGCATAACAGTCCACAAGGAACCAGTTAAGGTCGTTGGCAATCCGGGCAACATGCCTTACGCTGGATACGGAGAAGACTCTGAAGAAGACAATGTAACTTACGTTCCTCAAAATAAAACTTTTGACGCTGTTATATCATACAACAATCACCAAACAGAAATTAATACCCAAGTCGGTGTATATGAGGCTGGCCAAGTCAAAATCAAGGTCGAAAAGGAAGCCGCCGATTACATCAAGACAGGCAAAACAGAGAGAATAGAAGTCGATGGAAAATCATTTAACAAAGTAACAAATGACAAAGTTCAAGACTTTTTGGGTATTCAATATTATGTGTTTTATTTAGAGGCGACCTCCTAATGCCTAAATTTAACCAGCGAGCATTCTTAAAAGAAGTCAATAAATCTCTTAACTCAAAAGAGATGAAAAATGAGGCTTATAAAATAGTACAAAACAAAGTCGAGGAGGCTGATAGGAAAATGATTCAGAATTTCGAATCTCACCCAGTAACTAGAGAGCTAGACGCTGGCCCTGACTCGGGCAACTTAAGCGGCACACTGGGCGGTTACGGAAATTTATTTAGCTTTATAGGCTTCGAAAGAGGCAGCAATCCAACTGATATAGTTAGAAATTTTTTAAGAAGCGGCACCAGAGTCCACAGAAACCCTAGGGTCGTTTCTAATCCTAATTTTGTTGAAATGACTTTTAAAATAAAATCTGTAAACGTAGACCAGCTTGAATCAATGACGCCATCTCCTTGGGAGGGTAGAAGTTGGTTGAGAAGTCTAGAAAGAGGAATGAGCGGATTGGGGTATTACATATTTGAAAAATCAGATAAAAGCAGGTCTGGAAGCGCCTATCAATCCAGTAATAAAATAAGATCATTTGTATTTAAGCCTATAAAATACATGAGCAGTATAATGGAGAAATTTAATAAAGACTTAGTATGAAAGCACAATTTGATAACGTAGTAATGTCTAGTTTTTACCTTTGGTTTGATCACACCTTGTTGACAAAAGGTGAGGCTTTCACTAATTTCTCCTCCGCTTTTTACGACGCAAACAGTAGATTCCAAGGGTATTATACCTATGGAGCCCCGTTTAAACAGTTAGTGTCCGACACCTCTGTAGCTGGGGCAAACGTATTAAACTCCCTCACTTTGAATGGCGCGGCAATCACTAGGGGCCAAAATAATTTCGCGGCGATAAATTACGAAAAAGGGCACGTATATTTTACTAGCCCCGTAACTACCCCCAATATTTCTATGTTTGGCGACTACGCCGTAAAAGACTTTAATATATACGTCACCAACGATTTGGAGGAAAAACTGCTATTCGAGACTCAATATAAACTCAGAAATAAAACCGACGCCACCGCAGACTCTATAGCAGACAGCACGAAAACGTACCCAGCCGTATTCCTTAAGAATAACGGTAGCAGAAACGAGCCTTTTGAATTTGGTGGCGGAGATATGACTAACATAGACATAAGAGCTATCGTACTTTCTGACTCCCAATTCAAGCTGGACGCTATCGCCTCTATATTTAGGGATCGAGCTAAAACGCCAGTACATTTGATACCCGAACTGGAGATGCCCTTTAATAGCTTGGGCGATTATGTCAACGTCACAGCTCCTTACAACTATTCCAATTTAATTCAAGGAAAATCATTTATTTTCCTAGAAAACGTGTTTATTAGCAAAATTAGTGGATTATCTTTTGCTCAAAAATCCAATCAAAACCCAGAGGTATTTAGTATGATTGTTGACTTCGAGCTGAACACACTAAGGTATCCTAGATAATCGAAACCAGTTCCCAATAAGAATAAAAATATGTAATTTACAGTAAATAAAGGATTTATACAATGGCCAGAAATAGAGTTATTTATCAAAGTGAAGCGCTTTACGCCAGTCCAACCGATTCATCTACAGGCAGTTGCCGCATGGATCACGGTTTTACGAATGCCGCGAATAAGCCCAAACAAGTACAAAGAGTTCAAAACGCTAACTACAGCTTCTCCATTGAACGACAAGACGTAAACCAATTCGGTGAGCTAGCAGCTATTGACCGAATCATTCTTACTTCTCCAACCGTTTCTTTGGACTTTCAATACCTTGTAGCCAACATGGTTAACGAGAATAATCTCGGTTTCCACGTTTCCGGTTCGGGTACTTGGAAATCCTGTATCTCAGGTATCTTGAACAAAACAACCGATGAGAAGTGCTACTACATCAGAACCGTTGCTGAAGGTGCTGACGCAGGTGGTGATACCCCCGTTGATCATGATGACGCAGGTCAGAACGTAATCGGCTTGGGTAACTCCTACATTACGTCTTATACCGCTGAAGGTTCCGTTGGTAACTTCCCAACCGTATCGATCAACGTGGAAGCGTTGAACATGAAGGTTTATGGAGGCAGTAACCCATGTAGTGGTGAGTATATTCCAGCGATTGTATCCTCGACGGGTGCCGCTGTTGATGCTTCTACTGGTGGAGCTCACAAATTCATTCTGCCTGACGCAGCTAGGCACAGTGAGAGTGGAGCAACTACATCTGTTCTAAGACCGGGTGACGTTACTGTTGAAATCTTCAGCGCTGGCTCGACCACGGTTTACGATAACGACGGTGGTGCCAACATTGGCCACGACCAAGGAGATGCCAGAGCCAAACTGCAAAGCTACAACGTGAGCTTTGATTTGAGCCGTACTCCCCTCGAGCAGCTAGGTAGTAAATTCGCGTTCTCTCGTGAAATTGACTTCCCAGTTACCATTACCGCTTCTCTTGAGGCTATGGTTGCTGACCTAGTGGCTGGTAACCTTGCTTCGATCATTACCACTGATGGAGAACTTGACATCTACATCAAGATTAAAGACCCAGCAAGTGCAACTATCAACGCCGCTTATCACATTAAGAAGGCTAAGTTGGACAGCCAAGAGTTCTCTAGCGGAATTGGAGACAACAAGAGTGTTACTCTTAACTTCTCAGCTCAGGTCGGTGGACCGGGTCAGAATACCGTTGGCTTCTTTATGTCAGGCGTAACCTCCTAATATAAAGGAAAAAGTTATAAATCTAGCCCCCCAGTTTTGGGGGGCTTTTTTTTGTTAAAAACGCATTTTTTGTGTAAAATATATTAAGGAAAAAGGAACACTTCTTTATGGAAGAAGACAAGGTAAAAGGCTTCGTTAAGTTTCAGGTTCGTAGGAAAATTACGAATTTATACAAGAACTTTCTCTTTATTTTAGAAGACCTCAAAGATAAAAAGTATTATAACTCGGAAGAAGAGTACCAAAAAACTAGGAAACGGGTGCTTGATTTGGGTAATGATCTAATTAGAGATATAGAAGAAACCCTTGATAATGTTGACGTAAAACTAAAATAAATTATGAAGAAACTATTTGAATTCAAATTGGACAGGGAAATAAAGGAAATTGTTAGCGAGAGCTCAAAAAACGATAAAGGCGAAACCGTCACCACTGAAAAAGAGGTGGTTAAAGAGATTAAGCAAAAAGTTCTTTTGAGAAAACCCACTCGCTCTCTATTTGATGACGCGGAGCTATTTTATGGCGTCAAGCTTTCCGAGGGTATCAAAGCTGGCCTTTTGACTCGAGCCCTTCTAGCTAAACGTTTTTCAAACGATGGAGGAGTTCTTAGCGAAGACGATAAAGATAGATACGCCGAATTGTACCTCAAGCTTTACGAGGTGCAATTAGACGCCGAAAGACTTTCTTCTACCCCAGAGAAAAAACGCAGCAAATCAGACCAAGAAAAGCTAGACAATTTACTAGAGGATTCTGCCGATCTTAGAAGGCAGCTTACGGATTTTGAAATGGCTCAGTCCTCTCTATTCGAACAAACCGCAGAGAACAGAGCGAGAAACAAAACTATTTTGTGGTGGGTTTTGCATTTATCTCACCTAGAAGATGACGATGGAAATATAACCCCTGTTTTTGAAGGCAAAGATTTCGAAGGTAGATTGGATTCTTATGACGCAGTCGAGGCTTCTGAAGATGAATTCGACGAAATGCTTTTGCAAAAATTAATTTATTACGTTAGCTTTTGGTATGTTGGTCGAGTAACCTCTCAGGAAGAATTCGAAAAACTATTGGAGGATTCTGGTGAGACTCTCGATAAAGAGCCAGAAAAAACCCCAGAAGAACCAGCTAAAGAACCAGCTAAAGAAGAAGTTAAAGAAGAGGTCAAAGAAGATAAATCCAAAGAAAAGAAAGAGGAGGCCAAATAAAATCCTAACTATCTTTTCGTGGCCCCTTTACTGGGGCTTTTTTTATTAAAATGAATAACGACGTCCCAAAAGAAAAACTTCGATCTGTTTACGCTGACGTGGTTCGTGGTTATTCCGTGACTCACCACATAAAGCATGGAGCTATATATGTTAAGCATTTATCAATGTGGGACACAGAAGAGTTGGATATAGAAAGAGAAAAATATTTAAACCAAGCCGAACATCAAGGACTCCCAGACTTAAAAGAGAAAATAAAAATGTTGGAAGTCGATGGTTTATGGGGAGAAAAAAAAGAAGCTGAAATAGCAGAGCAAGAGTCATTCCTGATCAGGATGGAGCAAACTAGAAAAAAACTCCTATTAAAATCAGAAAGAGCTAGGATGACTGAAGATATAGAGAGGGAGAAAACGAAGCTAGAGGCATTAAAAATGGAGAAATCGCAGCTCGTCGGACTAACAAGCGAGCTGTTTGCTGACAAAAAAGTTAATGAGTATTATATTTATTTAGCTTTACACAAGGATAAAGAGCTTAAAGAGCCGCTGCTGTCTCTAGAGCAATTTGATGAACTAAGTGATAACGAACTATCTAATTTGGTTGTATGCTATAATGGGATAGCTGAAATGTTTAAAGAAAGAAATATGAAAAGAGTGGCTATTAGTGGCTTTTTTCTTAATAATTATTATTTATGTAAAGACAACCCTTTTATTTACTACGGTAAACCCTTGGTTGATTTAACCTATCATCAATCTGATTTATTCTCTTACGGTAGGTATTTTAAGCATTTGCTTCAAGAAATGAAAAACGATCCTCCACCCGACATCATGGAAGACCCAGATAAACTATTAGAGCATTACGAGCTCCAAAAGCAGCGAGAGCAGCTTGACGACGGCAGAGATAGAACTGGAGAAGCGTCAACTATCGTAGGGGCAACCAAAGAGGATTTAGAGGCTTTAGGTATGAATGCCACTGACACGCCAGGAACCGTTAATTTAAACGAAGAATTGAAGAAAAGCGGCGGAAATATGTCTATGGAAGACATGATAAAATTGCACGGGGTATAAGCAAAATCCGTGTAATTACTGTAGGAACAAGGATTTATGTCGGTTATACCTACAGCAGAAGTAAGAGTAAAAACAACGACGGACAGGGCTTCGCTTCGCAGAACAGAGGCGGAGATAACCAAGTCTCTTCAAAGGGTCGAACAGCTCGCGTCAAAAGGCGGGTTATTGTCAAAGGCCTACACTCAACCTCTGGGTAAAATTACTGGTGCTGTTGGCGAATTCGAAAAATCCCTAGAGGCTTCTAACGCTCGTGTTATCGCTTTCGGTGCTTCTGCTGGCATCATCTACAACGTAAGCAGAGCTATTGAGTCTATGACTCGTTCCGCCATTGACTTAGAGCATAAGCTCGCTGAAGTAAACGTAATCTTAAATGCAAGCACCTCTGGTCTCAAGCGTTTCGGAGATTCTCTTTTTGACATAGCTAAAAATACCGGCCAAACATTTAATGATGTATCTGACGCTGCTCTAGAATTCGCTAGACAGGGTTTAGCAATGGAAGAGACTTTGAAAAGAACTTCTGACGCGATGGTTCTTGTTCGTTTGGCTGGCCTAGATGTTCAGTCGTCCGTGGAGGCTGTAACCGCGACCATTAACAGTTTTAACTCAACTATCATATCTTCTACGGAACTGGTAAACAAACTCGCCAACGTTGACGCCGCTTTTGCTGTGAGTTCTGCTGATCTAGCTAAAGCCATCAGTCGTGTGGGCAGTTCCGCTCAAGATGCTGGCGTAGGTTTGGACGAGTTGATAGCGATGACTACTACCGCCCAACAAGTTACCGCTCGTGGTGGCGCTGTTATTGGTAACTCGTTAAAAACCATTTTCACTAGAATACAAAGACCCGCCGTTATAAGTAACCTTGAAGCGTTTGGTGTTGCCGTAAGAGATGCTCAAGGTGCTACCTTACCAGCCATACAAGTTCTTAAGAATTTTGCAGACCAATATCAAAACATGGGAGCTCAGCAAAGAGCTGTCGCCGCTGAAATGGTTGGTGGCGTATTCCAAGTTAACGTCTTAAAAGCCGCTATTGGAGATTTAGGAAAACAGTTTTCTATATACGATAGAGCTCTTGGTACATCCATCTCTTCCACTGACGAAGCTTTGCAAAGAAACGCCGCATTGAACAAAAGCCTTAAAACTTTAACCAATGAAACAATGGTTAATCTTTTAAAGGTTGGCGCTCAAGTAGGTGAAATTACTATAGCTCCTACCCTCAGGAACGCATTGCAAAGCGTAAATAAAACCCTAGAGGATATGCAAGAAAACGCTGATGCTGAAAAGCTTGGCTCTAAAATGGGCAAAGGAGTTTTGGATGGCATTGGTAATATTCTTAAAGGACCGGGCATGGTGGTTCTCGGGGCTCTTGTTGGTAAATTATTTTACAGTTTCTCTAAGTTCTCTTCTGACGCAATCAGAACTTTCGCAGGATGGAATGAAGGCGCTCAAAAGCAAGCGGAGATGCAACAGCTTATACAAAACATTCTTTTAAAGAATCCTGATCTAATCAACGCTGCCGCCTCGAGTGAGCAAAACATGCTTGCTATAGAAAACAAAATTTTAGAAGTAATTAGAGGCAGAAACATTGCGCTATCTCAATCCGCCGAACTTTCTGCGAAAATGGCTAGAAACCTCAACGCTGCGGATTTACAAAGTTTGAACTTGGCTCTCTCAAGCGGAGGCAGAACAGAAGGTTCTTGGAGGCCTCTGGAGGCGAGTAGGGGTTTTGTGCCTAACTTTGTTAGTGGCTCTGACGCTCAAAAAGAAAGAGCTGGCGCTATAAGCGGTGGTTATATGCCGGGAAGCGTAAGGCAAATGAAAGTCCAAGGTGTGGGTAAAGTAGTTTACAACACTGCGGAAACAGTTAAGAAGTTTAATGGCATGTCTCAACCCGCTATCATGCCACCACAGCAAAGTGATGCAGGAAAAACTTACAAAAATAAATTCGAAGACAAACACGGATTCAATCCTTATGCTTATGGCGGGTTCATACCCAACTTCAGCAAGATAACAGACCTTGCCGCTGTAAACAAATACGGATCAAAAGAAGCTTGGAAAAATTTATCCCAAAGTGCAAAGGATTCAGCGGTAGCAGAATACTTACAGCAGTCCATCAACTTCTTGAAAAAAGATGGGACTAGCATAACCTCTTGGAGAAAGGCTCAAAAACTTCCTGTAGCTCAAGGTGCTCCAACAAACTGGGTTAAGGGTTATGCAGGAGGAACGGGAGCCCTAAGTTTTGATCCAAAAATTTTCCCCAAGTCGCACTCGAAAGCTAGAGCATTCGCTACCCTACTTAAAGATCACCAAGAAAATAACAGACTAAAAAACGTTAAAGAAGGAAACACCTTTGAGGACGACTTGATGACGTATTTTCAAATAGGTGTCGGCACCAAGGGTGCTAGAAATATTCCTTTTGATTTTGTTGGCGCTTCCACCATACCTAATGATCCCCGCTCGCAACAGCTTAAAAAAGCTATTGCAATGAATCCTAAAACTGACATAGGTGACGCCCACGTTGGCGCGGGACATTCTGAAGGTCTATGGATTTCTAAATTTTTGAGATACAACGCCATGCAAGCTGGGGATTCTAGATATGCAGCGTCAATAGCTGAATCATTTTATCCTTCAGACCCTAAAACTGGAAAATGGGACGGCGTCAGAAGCGGCTTAAAAGAAATGGATGTCGCAAAACAAACGGGCGATGGCAAGATGTATACTGATGTTTTGGGTCAAGGAGCGGACGGAAAAGTTCAGGGCTCATCCACTCTTTGGGGCGTCGCTAGGAATCACTGGGCAGACTTTAAAACCGAGCTGTTGAAAAGAACAACCGCCAATCAAATCATGCACGACAAAAAGCAGTTTACTTTGGATTGGATGCATGATGATATTAACAAA